CGAGTAGACCTGGTCGCAGACGTAAGTCGTATAATTCGAATTGCTTGTGCTTGCATCCGGAATGAATGCCCACGGCGCATATTCGCTGTATCCAAATCCTGAAATATCGTTTGATGCCGGCAGTTTGAATCCCAGGTCGTTGAGGTCGGTTGTTGTGCCCGTGTAAGAGTTGTTTGCAGCTGCAAAGCAGTTGCTGTTTTTCGAGCCGATGAATCCGTCGATCCAGTCGCGGACGTTCGAGAACGGATCCTCGATCCATCTGTACTGGTTGTGTGCGCCCGAAGCTTTGAGTGTGTGGTAGGCTGCATCATCCGTCCCGCCCATGGCTCCTACTGATCCGACGTTGTAACCTGTGCCGAGCATTGTCTGCGAATCAAAGTTTGCAAACTCTACAAGATAGAGCATCTGGATTGCCGACCAGGCGGCAAGATCCAGCATTCTCCATCCGGCGCCTTTTGCCGCGGAGTATGTCCGGAAATTTGTCTGCGACGTGTTTGCAAGCGGATTCACGCCGGATTTGGAGTAGACTCCCGATGATGAGCCACCCGTGTGGTAGCGCCCTACGTAAAGTCCGGATCCCGGGTGCTTCGTGTATCCTGGGAGCGCTGTCGGCGAAACCGCCCATGTCCACATCTGTTTCACGGTGTCTTTCTCGGACTTGTAATAAAATTCCGGAATGTACACGACCGTGTCGTAGGTTTCTTCATCGAACGACGGATCTGTGTCTGGCACCAGCTGACCGCTGATCACGCAGTACCGTTTCATGCCGCTCCATGGCAGGATATTGTCAAACGGCGATGAACCGCTCCCTGCAAGAGAAGTCGCTGGTGACGGATCCGAAAATGATGCCGCAAGTCCTCCTCTTGAAAGATCCGGCATTGTGAGTCCATAGTGCCACTGGACCGCATAAGCTCCCGAAGCGTCGAAGCCCGGCACCTCCCACGCCGCTGCCAGCTGTCTGAATTGAGCGTATACAGAAAGGTTCCCCTGTACGTTTGTCGGCGATGGCGACCATCCTGTGAATTGGTACAGTGATGGGTCTGCGACACCCGTTTTCTGAGGTGTCGCCCCTGTATAAGTTGCGCTGCCGCCCTGGAGCACCTGCACGGTGTCAAGCAGCGTCGAGCCGTTGTAGAAATACACGTTGTAGGCCGGCGTGTAGGTCGCGATGTAGTTCGTGTTTCCTGTGATCGGGCCGACGGAAGGGGTCCACGTGGTGAAAGGCCCGCCTCCGGACGTCGGGTTCTGTGGAGTCTGCCCGTTGTATGTCGGTGTCGTGCCCCACGGGACATTTGTGTCGGTTTCGAGGACAGCGGCGTCGCTGTTCTTCCAGGTGACGGTGTAGGTCCTGACCGTTGCGGTATAGACTGCGTAAAGGTCGCGGTCCGCGATGACGTTGTCGAGGGCGTCGGCGTCCGGCGTCGTGCCGCCCTGCGTCTTTGACCAACCGGCAAAAGTGTAGGAGTAGTGGCCATCCGCGCTGTTGGCTTTTGACATGCCTGTGGGCGGGCCTTCCTGCGGTGTGCCGTCATGGCACTCGACGGTTTTCAGGAGCGTGCCGTCCTCGTCGTGATAGCGGCGGTAGGAAGTGGTCATGTCTGCGGAGATGGTGATGTAGGGGTAGCGCGCGTTAAATGCCGCCACTTCTGCACCTGTCAGGCTTTCCGTGTGGATCGTGCCGGAAACCGTGTTTATGCAGCTGCTGACGGAAATGTCGCGTCCCTGTCCGTCGATATCGATGCCCTGCATTGTGTCGAGCAGGTCGAGGATGTCGCCGATCTCCTGTGCGTCCTGTGCTTCCCAGTAGAATCCCGTGATCCTTACATGGCAGCCCGCCGGGACAAGGTTCAGCAGGGCAAGGGAGCTGACCGCCGTGCTCTCGCTGTTTTCCAGGCGGAGCGCGTTGACGTTGGTGTATCCCGCGCAGACAAACTCCGTGATCATTTTCTGGTTGCGGATGGTAATGTTCGTCACGGTCGCGGGAAGGTGGAGCTTTTTGAGGATGCCGCCGACAGGGAGGACGACGCCCGTGACGGCCGTCCTGTCGAAATAGATCTCTTCTACATTTGTGCATCCGGAGGCGTCCACCGATTTCTGGTTGCCCGTCCCAAGTGCGACGGATCCGCGTGCGTCGATGACCTGGATCAGCCTGTTGTTGCCGAGGGTGAGAGTTTTCAGGTTCGTATTTTCATACGACAGGTCTGAGTCTCCGACTTTCAGCCGGCGGAGCTTTGTTCCTGCTGAGATGTCCACAAGCCCCGGTTTCAGCCCGGAGATATCACCGATATCCGACAGCCTCTCTGCCGCGTAGAAATACGTCTCTGTGTCGTTAAGCGTGTCCACGGGGCACACGAGCGTCGCCGCTACGCCCCGCGTAGTGCGCGCCTGCACCGGATAGGAGCCGAATTTACAGGTAACATAGAGGTCCTGGTACGGCGTGAGCGTGACATTTGCTTTCGCGTAAGAACGCACCGTGATGACGCTTGATAGTGCGTCGCCCGCCAGGTGTTTTGAATCGAAATACCAGAACGTCTCAAACAGGAACTTGTCGCGCTGGTGTTTTTTGTTCCCGAGGAAATCCGGGAGATAGGCAGCGTTTCCGCCTTCCAGCGCAGGCACCTCGTAGGAAAAGCGCCCGTCCTCGTTCCAGATGCGCTCAGGGTAGACGGACTGGTGGTCGTCAAACATTTTTTTGACTTTGGCATACGACAGCGCCCCGGACTGCCTCAGCGACCTGTACTGCGCAGCGCGTTCCTCCTGGAAGGCAAGGCGTTCATTCACGAACAGGACACTGTCCTGCCCGTTCCAGATGTTTGCCCCGCCTGCCAGATGGTCGGTATATTCCATACCGGCCTTAAACACCAGCTCACCTTCGTTGTTGATCCCGAGGAACGTGTCCATGTCGTAGCCGAGCAGGGCAAGTTTTTTTCTTATATCAGCTGTGCTCATTATTCACCCTCCTCTTCTCCTGCATTGATAGTTGTGCCGATGAACCCGAACATATTGTTCTTTGCCAGCGAGTCAGCGCCAAGGAACAGTTCGCAGAAGTTCGCGTAGAAATGGAGCGACGTCATCTCGATAAAGCCCGGCGCCTCGTCCTTGAATTTCGCGACCCTGTACTCCGCAGTATCATTTGTGAAAGTAACATCCTGTGTCGTATGCGCTTCGATGTAGCTCACCGCTCCGCTGACAGGATCCGTTACCGGGACGTAGGTCGTCACGATCGTCTCGTATGTCACAGGCTCATCGAGCAGCTCGTTTGTCGCCGCCGTCGAGTCCGTCGAGGCAATCCACTCAAGGAATGCTTCCAGCTGAGTGCCGTCCCTGTATTCAGGATCAGTATCCGGATAACGCGCTTCGAAATCGTTATACCAGTCAGGGATCACATTGCCGTTTGAATCAACGCCCATCTCGCTGAAACCCGCTTTCTTGCAGAGACACCTGAGAGATGTGTTGTTGGAAACTTCCCACACCTCGTCTCCGTTCACGAAACCAAAAACCTCCTCAGAGGACTTGTCGTCGTTGAAGTTGTACTTCCCGACGAAAGTCGTCGTTGTCCCGTTGTCCCAGAAGACCACCATCGGGAAGCCCTGGACGGACTGGCGGACTTTGTTATTTTCAATCTGCGCGGCTGTCCGGTAAGGGTTCGCCTCGTTGAACAGCATGGCCAGAACGGTGTTGTTCGCTCCTTCAGAGGAAGCAAAATCTTTTTTGAAGGTGAATGTCTTCGCCGGTATAGCGGTATCATTCATGGCGTACTTTGATGACACAGTCCCTGTCGATATGCTTTCGAAACCTTCTTTTGACTTCGACTTGTAGTTTTTCCTCGGGTAGTACTGTGAGGAGGTACCCTGTACGTCAAGCTGTACGCTCGAAATAAAGGATCTCGCCGGATGCACCGGGTCAATAAATGTGAGTGTCGCCGTTTTCTTGTCGCCCTTGTACTGCGGGAGCTCGGCGCACCTGATGATCATGTACGGGAGGTCTGCAGGCAGTTTCGATACGGAGATCTGTCCGGCCGCGTAGACGTTGTTGCGCGTGTAGCGCTCAAGCATCAACGCGCCGTCCTGTGTGTCCGCGATCCAGTTGTCGACGATCTGGTCGCTGCTCAAGTCATTGTCATAAATGCGGATGTTGTAAATATCCACTGTACAGAGGTTGGAACCGATAGTAATTCCGGCCGGCGTCCCCTGGATAAACACATCGCCGTCCGGATACTGCGCGGATCCGCACTGCACGCCGTCCGTGTAGACTTTCAGGAGCCGCCCGTTTGAACGCTTGCTGATGACGAAATCCACTCTCAGATGCACATCCTCTTTGAAGGACGAGCCCATCTGCGACTCGTTGGAATAGAGCATCGCGCTTTCCGGCGTGATCTGGAAGCCGCGTCCGCCGTCCATGCATGTGATAATCGGGGCCGTGTAGTCGATGACGTCCGAGGTCCCGAACTCGACCGAGATCGTAAGGCCTCCGGGGCGCGGGTCGTTTTCGAACGGTTTAAACGGTATCGCCGCACGCGCATCGCCTGTAAGTCTCAGTCTCTGGTTGCCGTCGTCATCAGTGCCCCATCCGTCAGAGGCGAAATTGAAATCCGTAAGCGTCGCCGAAACGGTCGTCCCGCCCGCAGTTGACTGCCAGACTTCCGGATGCTCCTCTGTATTCGCGCGGCCCGCGGCATTCAGGTACAGTTTTAGGTTTTCCGTTTCCGCCTGTATGTCGATCTCTGTTTCCTCTACCGTGACGGTCAGGGTCTTCGACTCTGTCCCCGCCTGGATCCGGAAATTCAGCGCACCGTGGTCATCCGCGCGGTACGGATAGGACTGTTCCGTCCTGTCGACAGTAAGCGTCGTGAGCAGGACGTTGTTGGCGTACAGCGAGACGCTTGTCTCCAGATTTAACGGATCGTAAACCGTGAACGAAAACGGGATCACGGAATACTGCTGCGCGGTCTGCTGGTCAAACGACGAGACGATGATCTTGTCATCATTCAGCGGTTCGATGGCGATAAACTCGTAATACAGTTCGTTTGAGCGGACCGTCTCGTTATTGATCACGCACTCGAAATACACCCTCAGTGAATGCCCGCCATGGGACTGCGCGGGGATCATGTAACTCACCTGCCTGTCGGACACGCTCGTAACGGCTGTCCCTATGGTCACTCCGTCGACGATGTAATAATATGTCTTCTGCAGGTTTGCCCCGGTCGGTGTCGAGGAGAATGTAAACGGCCCTTCCACCGGGACGGACGCGTCGTAGGTGGACGAAAGGGTGATCTCGGCGACCGTGACGGTCAGGTTCGCCCTGCGCATATTGCCGTCCGCGTCGGTGATCTTGATGGTCACGGAGTTTGTGCCGACATTCACGTAAGGCGCGAGGTCAATTGTCACATTGCCCTGCTGCACTTCCTGCGATGTGCGTGTGTTCCCATCGACTACCACCTGCAGTACACCCGGGCCCGTCTCGATCTCTCCGTCCATCGAGGTCCAGCCGAATGTAAACGGGCAGGGTTTTCCGGTTGCGACATTCTTGCTACGCCATCCCGACACATTTTCAAATGTCATCACGGACGAAACCGCGTCACCTCCGCCGCCTCCGCCTCCGCTGCCTCCACCTATTCCGGTGATGGTAAACAGCCTGTCACCGCTGCTGTTCTCGAAGATGGCAACTTCGTTCTCCACATATCCATCAGCGACGTGGTTTTCCGCATCCTGTGCCAGGAGGATGATCCTCTGCTCAAGCGCCTGTATCCTCGCCTCTGCACCCGAATACTGGTTCTCGATATCATTCACGCGCTGCGCGGCATTTGCCGCTATCGTTGCGGCATTCGTCGTCAGCCTCGCGATCTGCGCGGCCTTTTCGTCGATCTGGTCGATGGCGGACTGCTTCGCGCTGTTGACGGCCGTCAGGGCGTCAGAGGCGTCCTGCGCAGAGCCCGCAGCGTCATTGGCGGAGCCTTCCGCAGCTTCTTTCGCAGTCTGTGCGTCCGCGTTTGCCTGCACCGCATCCTCTTTCGCGGCAGTTGCGGCGGCGGCCGCGTCGACAATATCCTGATAGTTATCGTTTACGGCGACGAACTCCCTGAGCACCGAGCCCGAGTGCGGCGTGTCCATGTCGAGCGCAGCGCGCTCCACAATGATCGTAAAGTTTGCCGTGTTCAGCTCTTTTTCATTTTTCGTCAGTGTCAGTTCGTACTGCGCGGGACCGGCGACTGCCGTCATCTGCTTCGTCACTGCCACTGTGACATAGTTCGTGGTTACATTCGTCTGACTGTCCGTCTCGCTTGTGAGCGTCGCCTCCATGGAAATACCGTTCCCGTCAGGCTTTGTGCCGCGGATGCCGGCTTCAGTGTCGGATTCGACGGTAAACTCCCCGCTTGACGCGAACAATTCAAATTCAAGAACCACGTCGTCGTCATACTGATTGAGATGGATACTCGCGGGAGGAGTTCCCGGCACCATATCTATCTTTTTCGAAAATTTAATCATGGTCTTATGCGGCCCTTTCCACTACTGCTTTAATGTTTTTACTGCGGAGCTGCTTTCCGTTTTTTGTGAGGACGATCTCGTAGGTTCCCGTCCCCGCGTATTCCGTCATCTCGGACGGAATGCTGAACAGCACGCTAGAGTTTGCAATGTCGAGTGTGGCGTTTATTTCCACTTCCTCCCCCGCGCTGTTTGTGCCTGCGATCTTCGCGGTCGTCCCGTTTTCGATTGTCAGCTCGCCCTCTGATGCGAACATTTCGAGGGCTGCCATGGCGTCCGTATCACGCTGTGAAAGCATCAGCTCCTGCCGGGCGGAACCTCCCGGGCACATGTCCACCTGCAACCTGTGTGTTATCATGACTGGCGTCCCTCCTTTGCAGGCCGGCAGAGTTCCCGGACCTGCTGTTTGAGCGTTTCGATTTCCTTCTGCTGTTCCTGAATGAGGGCAATCATCCCTGGGATGATCCTGCGCTCGTCCCAGTTCTCCACCCGCCCCGTCTCCGGATCCACGATCGCCGCGGACGGATAGATCTCCGCAACATCTTCCGCGATAAATCCCGGAAGAGTCTTTTCGGCCATGTCCCTGTATTGGAGCGGATGCCCTTTGTTAAAAACAAACTGTGCCGGCTTTAATTTGAGCAGCCTGTGCGGATCAAGCGCCTCATCCCCCAACGGTTTTATGCTGTGCTTATATCTCCTGGAGGAACTGCCGTTAACGGCGATTTCCTGGTTGTTGTAGAACGCTTTGTATCCGGCCGCGAGATATACGTTGTATCCCTTCAGGTGCAGGTTTGTGTGCGGGCTGCTTTCCTCGAAATGAATATTCGCCTCGGAATTATCTCCATCCCGCGTAATATATTTGAAATTCCCGAGGACAACCCCTCCGTTTGCATAAAACGGTTTCTGTGCTTTGATCCTTATGTTTCCGTTTGAATCCCTGTCTATTACCAGGCATTCGTAGTTGCTCTGTGTGAACGATGTTGAACCCGACGAATTGCAGGCAAGTCCGATGATGATCGCCTTCCCGCCAAGGACATAGAATTTCTGTTCATCAAAAAACGCGGACTGCCCAATGTCCAGTGTCGTTTCGCACCCAATGAACCCCCGCAGTTTTGATTCGACAAAAAAAGTCATCATGGCTTTTTTTGTCGTTACTTCCGCCAGGGCATCCCTGACGGTTAAGTCCTGGTTCCAGATCTTGACCGGCTGGCTGTTTTTAATGCCGTTAATGTCTATCCTGCATATCTCATTTGCGGGAGACGATCCGTCAAGGACCTGAAATATGCCGTTCGCATTGCCTGCGCCTCCTACAATGATGTTCGGGCCGTGGATGGTACCGGCCGTAACATCAATGCCCCCGTTGTCGAGAAGGATGATCGTCTGTCCCTGTGCGTTTTTAACTTCGATCGTGCCGTTGCCGTTGTTGCTGCCGCCCATGACAAGCGTGCCGCCCTGGATATAATTGGCATTGAGGTGCCCGGCAGTGATGAAGTCCGCACAGAAATGCCCGTCGATCGTCCACGCGCTCGTAAACGGCCCGTTGTATCCGTTTACGGAGAAGCCGATCCCGAGCATGTTCAGGCGCAGGACGTTCACGGCTGTGTTGATATTGTCGGTGTCCATGATGAGGATCTCATTTGGGTGCCCGTCTGAGTCCGTGTTGATGACGACATGCCCGCCGAGGCCGCCGTTAATGAGCTTTGCCGCCGCTTCGAGCGCCATCTGCAGGGCGGATTTGGATACGGCGACTTCTTTTATCGCCTCTGCCGCTGCCGCGATCGTGTCCCCGAGTGACGTCCTGACGTCTCCGATGGTCATCTCCACGTAGCGTTCATTGAGCACGTCGTAGACGGTTCGGACTATCTTTGCCTTGTTGGAGACGCCGAGCGCTTCGTGTTCGATGGTGATGGTATCGCACAGGTTCACGCGCTCAAGGTTTGCGATGTTCCTGTATTCCTCTGTCTCCCACAGCTGCACAAATGACACATCTATGCTCGACGGGATGCCGGTCGGGGCATTGTTCTGCACGTAGGCCTCTGCCTTGGCGCGGAGCTGTGCTTCTGTCGGCTTTCCGGTGAATCCGTCCGAAAAATCCATCGGGATGACCATCTTGTACTGATAGTTCGGCTCCTCGGTGGAATAAACGGCTTTTTCCGGGAGCGTGACAAGCGATGTCGAGTTGCCGTCGGTCCCGAGCCAGAACGGCGCGATGCCCGTCCAGATATTGGATGAGTCGGTGGTCTTTTTGAGGTCGGTGATGTTTTTCCCATAGCGCAGCGTCACGTTCTTTTCCGATCCCGCTGCCGATTTGAGGATGATGTTGAAGTGGTCGAAAACATATTCTCCGCCGTAGACGTCGAGGAGCGACCCCCTGATGCCTCCGAGCAGGTCGCGCATCTTCTCCGGCTTTTCCACCGTGAACGTACCGGATCCCGATATGTCCGTGGACAGCGTGAACTGCGACGTTCCCGCGATGTTGGAGCTTATCGCCGACATGGCCGCAGAACACGACTGTGCCGTGCAGGGCATTACTGTTGTTTTCGCGGTCCGGTAATAGACATGGTTTGCAAAGACGGTCACAACGCCGTCGATCGGGCGCGTGATCTTGTAGATCTCAAACGGCTGGCAGAGATTCGTGTTGTCATGCGGCGCGTAGATTATCCGGTATTCCTTGAGGTCCGCATAGTGCCTGTCGTCTATCCGGATATCCATTTCGAGGTCATACTGCCCGTTCCGTTCTTTCGTGACATGGCACATGAGCGGGTTCAGCCTGCCTAATCCGTTCGTTGTGAAATTGGTTTCCGATTCCGGATAAAGGATAGGTTTCATTTACAGCCTCCACCATCTGGGGGTGATCTTCACGGAGGTTATGCCGCCTGATATCGTCACCGCGCTCGCGCCGGATGATATCCTGGGAAACTTCCCGCTTCCCAGCGTTATCTTGTCGTTGCAGTTTGTCGTGCCGCGATAGGCGTCCTGGATGTCGCAGTCGATGTCGATGTAGTTTGACGTGTTGCCTGTGACCGTGATGGACGCACCGCCTGCAGAGAGCGTGCCGTTGCCATAGACCCTTATGAGCGGCAGTGACGGGAATGCGGTCGGGTTCGTGATCGTCCCGGATGCCGTAAATGTCTGCTCCGTGTCCCCGCTGTCGAGGTAGATCTGCGGTTTGCAGTTGAACACGACTTCGAACTCCCCGTTTTTGCCGGACGGCGACATGGATGGAGAGATTCCGGTCTCAATGAGTGCCATCCTGTATACGCCCGGATGTGTGCTGTCCGTGAGCTTTTTGTATCCCGGGCTCGACAGCAGCATCCCGACAGCCTGCGCGAAATTGCTGTCGAAATTCGACACGATGCTGAGCGTGTAGGAGATGCCCACGTTCTCGTAGCGGTTATTAAACACGATCAGATCCCCGCTCCGTCCCGGCACCTGCGTCCTGGTGATATCCGGGGCCGGCTTTTCCCATTCCCCGCCTCCTGAGACGCGGATGCCGTATGTCTTGAGATTGATGCCGTTATAGGTCAGTTCCCTCATCAGGTCACCCCCGCTTTCTTCCGGAGCACATTGGAATTGATCTGTGATTCAATGACTTTGGCGAGCTGCCGGACGTCCATGCCGGACGGCGCGTTTACAATGATCTCGACGCCTCCGCAGTTGATGACTTCCGAGGCCCCTGCAGACCGGACCGCCTGCTGGATCATCGACTGCAGGCTGTCCGTCCCGACAATTGCCTCGCTGCCGGCTTCCCCACCTCCGAGGAACCTTCCCCCCTGCATCCCGAAAATGGTAGGGCTGTTGAGGATCATGCCTCGGTTCATGGCTTTTGCGTACCAGTCAACATAGATCTGGTTCGGATCCGGGATCGTCCCCAGGACCGGTACGTCGATGTATCCACCGATAGTGATGTGCGGGAGTTTGAGGTCCGGGAGGCTCCATTCGAAATTGAAATACCCCCTGATGTCCTCTACCGCGTTCCGGACAAAGTCCTTTGCGTAGGAAATCGGATCTTCGATAAAGCTTTTGATGTTGTCGAAGGTTGAATGCACCCTGTCGGCAATCCCGGACACCTTGTCCTCGAAGCCGTCCCTGAGCTCCTGGAATTTCTGGACCGCCCCGTCTTTCATGTCCTGGAATTTCTGGACCACTCCTGCGCGGACATCTTCGATTTTCTGCTCTGCCCCGTCTCTTATCTCGCCGAATGTGTTGACTGCATCCTCTTTGAGGTCGTGTATTTTCTGTACCGCCCCTTCTTTGAGGTCGTGTATTTTCTGTTCAGCCCCTTCTTTGAGGTCGTGCGCCTTCTGAATGGCTCCGGTCCTCATTTCATCCATCTTTGCCAGGGCCGCCGTCTTCGTCTCGTCGAATTTCTTTTTTGTATCTTCTTTGAAATTTTTCCATTTTTCACTGCAGCTTTTTACAAGCTTCCCGGCGTTTTCTTTTATATTGTCCCAGTTCTTGATGAGCCAGACTCCTCCGGCCACCAGGGCCGCTATTCCGGCAATTACCCCCGCGATCGGCAGCAGCAGCGGAGCGCCCAGCACGGCTATAACCGCGCCAACCGCCCCGACGATGTGCGCGATCGTGGTGATCACCGTACCCAGGATCAAAAGTACAGGGCCGATTGCCGCCGCGATCCCGGCAATTTTAATGATCGTTTCCTTCTGGTTGTCGTCGAGGCCGTCCCATTTTTCTTTGAGATCCTTAACTACGTCGCGGACCATCCCGAGCGCTTCGGCGATCATCGGCGCGGCAGACTCCACGATTTCCGACCCGAGGTCCTTCATCGTGTTCATGGACATCTTCAGCTCGTCCACGGGATCCAGCGTCTGGTCAAAGGTCTGCTCTACGTTCCCCGCGAAATCTTCCATGGAGGTCCCGAGTTCCTCGAAGGACAGGCGTCCCTCCCTGCACGCGTCCGCGATCGCGGGGCCCGCCTTAGAGCCGAAAACCTCGACCGCTGCCGCATATGCATCCGCTTTGTCCGAGCCTTCCCCCATCTTCTGCTGGAGCTCGTCAAGGACCTGTTTTGATGTTTTGCCGTCTTTCGTCGCGTTCTGAAGCGCTTTCTTCAGGCCTGTCAGCGCGGTTCCGGCATCAATACCGTTTTTGTCAAGATTTGCCAGGAACATGGCGGAATCGGACATCGAAAGCCCGGCTTCGTCAAGCGCGGTCTTGTTGGCCTTGAGCAGGTCGGAAAGTTTATCTACGCTGATGCCCGTGTCCTGCCCGGCCTTGTTGAAGAGGTCGAGTACTTTCCCTGCGTCTTCCGCAGGAACATTCCACGCAGCCATGGCCGCCTGGACCTTATCGACCGAGTTTGAAACATCCGTTTCGTTGAGCTCCGCGAATTTTACGAATTTCCCTGACAGTTCTTCCAGTGCGTCGCCTGTCAGGCCGAATCGGGTGTTGACCTCGCCCACCGCATCCGCTGCCGTCTGGAAGTCGGTCGGGATGCTCTCTGCAATGTTTTTGGCCCGCTGCTGCATGTCTTCCAGGGCTTCGCCCGACGCCCCTGTCTTTTTGACGACCGTGTCCATCGCGGCGTCGACTTCGTTCCATGCCGCCACGGACGCGCCGGCAACCGCAGCTATCGGAGCAGTGACCCCCGCCGTCAGTGTCTTTCCGGCTTCCGTCACGTTTCCGCCGACTTCCTGGATCTTCCCGCTGACTTCCTTGAGCTTTTTCCCGGTTTCCTGCAGGCTTGCCTGGAAGGCGGACGGGAGGTTCTTTGCCTCCTTTTCGAGGTCTTTCAGCGCGTTCTCAGTCTCGATTATCTCCCTTGTCAGCGCGTCGAACTGGTCCTGCCCGATCTTCCCTTCCGCAAGGGATCTTCTGGCGTCTTCCTGCGCTTTTTTGAGCGTTTCGAGTTTGTCTTTGGTCGCGCCGATGGCTTCTTTCAGGGTGCGCTGTTTCTGTTCGAGGAGCTCTGTGTTGGACGGGTCGAGCTTCAGGAGCTTGTTCAGGTCCCTCAGCTTCGCCTGCGCGTTCCCGACTGCGGAGTTTACTTTTCCGAGCGCCTTTTCCAGTCCTGTCGTTGAGCCGTTGATCTCGACTGTCAGGCCCTTTATTCTCTTGCTTGCCATAAATCAGCCTCCGTCAAAATCTGTCAAAGTCGTCCTGGGTGGCGATCTCTTCGTATTCGAAGCTGTCATTTGCTTTTTCTGCGGCCATGTCGAGTACGATGCCGACGGTCAGGAGCGGAAGGTCTGAAACCGACAACCCCATCTCCATGCACCGCAGGAGGAAGAGCGGCGTGGTCATTTCCCGCGTCGTCTTCCTCTCTTTTTTTTTGACGCTACCTGTGTCCGCGTGTTGATCCCCCACAGCGTGATGATGTCCCCCATCCTGCTGTAGATATCAAACATCCCGAACTGCGACAGCCATTCGGTTATTTCCGGAATGTCCGGAGTCGCCTGTTTGGCCATGCAGTAGGCGATGTTTTCAAGCGCTTCCAGTCCCGTGTCCGGGATATTGAAGCCTTCCCCGCTGCCTTCTCCACTTTCACCGTCTTCGCCGTTTTCATCGGATTTTGAAAACGAGTCTACGAGCGTGCCCATATCCTTAAAGATGTCCCTCCCGAACATGAGGCGGTAGACCCTCGGGGTCGACGCATCTGACCGGAAGCGGACGGGGACGTCTCCGACCATGATGGTCCTTTCATGCATTGCCCCCGGGATGTATTCAGACATTCAGACCCCCTCTCTTACGCCGCCAGCGTCGGGACGTATACCGATCCGTACCAGTTGTTGTAGACAGAGTTGCTCGTGTTATCTGCAGTGCGGGCCTTGACGAGCTTGTCGTCGCGCGGATCCGCGGCGATGCTCAGTGATTCGGTCACAGGCGTCACGGTCTGCTCTTTGGTGCTGGACGACACGGAAGGACGGGAGGCCGAGACGTTGTAGATGACATGCCGGATGCATTTCACGTCTCCGTCAAACTCAAACAGGAGCGCGAACCGCACGTCCTCGTTCTGGTCGGATTTCTCCACAAGCACGTTGTTGATGTCTGTCAGCTCCTGAAGGATCGATGTGCGGAACCAGTCCGGTACATAAGCGACCTCAAGGCTGCCGGAATATCCGTTGTTGTTTTTTGACCTGTAGTAAACAACGCCGTCCGCGTAGAACGGGGTGTCCTCGCCCTGCGCGTCCAGCGTCAGGCTTACTGCACCCGGAAGCGCTACCGGGGTCTCGTAAGAATAAACGCCGCCTGTGTAGGTCTGCTTGGCGACGTGAACATTTTTGATGTTGTATTTAATCTTGTTCCCCATAAGGAACCTCCATTTCGTAAATCACTTCATAGAGTTTTTCTGTTTCGATCCATGTTTCCGATTTCTCATAATTGATCCCGTGCGACTGCAGCACCGCCTCTACGTAAGCCTCGACGGTCGGGTCTTTTGCGTCGGTATACAGTTCGAAATACAGCGCGGTTGTCCTGGTGTAGATACGTCCGTCCGCGTAGAAATACGTCTCTCTCGGAAGTATAAAAACCAGGAATGGCGGCTCGGGGGATTCCCCTTCCGCGAAATGGTCGTATGCGTACGGAAGCCCGGTTTCCTCTGCCACCGCCGCGATCTCACTGTAAGTCATGCTTTACCCCTTGTTCATTCTCCGGACTCAAGCCGTTTCGGGAGCGCTCGGTCCAGGTACTCTTCCGCCGCATTTTGCGCCGGCGCAACGTGCGGGAACTCCCGCGTCCGTCCGCCGTTTCTGGTTGCGTGCCCGAATTCGAGAAGGTGTGTGATCGGCGAGAGTTTTCCGGCAAAAGCCACTGCTGACGCCTCTGTGGAGCTTTCCTTGTTCACCCTTGTCCGCCACCCTTTTGAGTACACCTTGGAGCTTCTGCCGGGCGATTTCTCACGTGCTTCCTTCCTCGCCACGTTGATGGCGTTTCTGATCTCGTCATACAGGATGTCTGTCGTGCGGTCCGAGTACTCCTCAAGCGTCCTGGTTATCTCTTTCGCAAATTCATCCATACTGACCGTATTCATTCGCGCCGCCTTTCCGTCTCGCAGTGGAATTTCAGGCTGTTGCCCTTATAGCCCATAGGGTCGACGTAGATAATGTTGTAGACGCGCCCGTCGCACACGATGCGGAACCTGTCCGGGGAAGCCCCGGCAAGCTCCGAGCACGCCCTGACCGTGAAATCGATCACCTCCTTCTCCGTGGTGACGGCATCCGTTGTCTCGCTGCCTCCAATCTTCGAAGCGGTCGCGCGGCAGGAATAGTGGTCTTTCCATTCGTTCCTGTGGTTTTTGTTCGCGTCGACCACGAGCGTGTTTTTCTGGAACGTTATGCGTTTTCTGAGTCCCGCAATATGCATTTAGAATTCCGCCTTCCTGATGCCGACGCCGAGCGCGCGGAGGGACAGGGTCAGGTCGTGGTGGTCAGCCTCCTCCCTGTGTTCATAGAGATAGCCCAGCGCAAACAACGCCGCCTGTTCCCCTCGTTCCCCCGTGTCCGCAAATTCTGCCGCCGTAAGCCTCCACGCGTCCGCCACGAGGCTTTCGGCGGCGTCTGTTAAAGACGCCACCAGGGCATCCTCGTCGGAGGAATCGACGCGAAGGTAGGTTTTCGCTTTTTCAAGTGTTACGATCACGCCGTCCCTCCTTCCTGTCATGTCGACGGCTCAACGATGATCAGCCTGTAAGCGGTTTCCGCATAACCGTCCGCCCACAGCGTGAACGTATCCTTGGACTTTTTGGAGTTGTCGCCGGCAAGGACAAGGTCTGCCGCCACCCAGCGGACAAAATAACCCGCGCTCAGGCCGCACTGGTCCGTCGCTTCGGAGACGTCGTCCGCAGTCAGTGCGGACCCGTTGTAGTAAAGGCCGGTGATGGGGGAGATCCCGACGCCGAGGCCGATACCGAGCCACTTGTGCTTTCCCCATCCGCTGCCGGCTTCGAAATCCTTCAGCGCCGACACCTTCGCGGACAGGGTGATCGTGATGGTGTGCGCAGTGTCATCCACTACGACGCCCGAGATCTTCCCGGTGTTGTAGGAACGGTCCGCGCGGCCTTCCACGCTGTCGGTGACCGCCGCGTATGTCATGGTGAATGCGTCCGGTACCATCAGGCCGGCGTTCTTCAGTTTGTTCAGGAGCGCGTTTATGGACGCTTTCGCGTCCCCTGCCGTATCGCCGGACTGCGCTGCCTGGTTCGGCATGAGTCCGCCGGCCAGCTTTCCGCCTTCATCGAACTGGAGCGTCCCCCCGATGTGGGTCACTTCGCCGCCCTGTTCCGTGTAGTTTTTGGATGTATATTCGCTCATGATTCACCTCCGTGTCTCGATGTGCCCGGTGATTAGGCCGCCGTCATGACCTTGACGGCTTCCTGAATGGTCAGGATCCCGTCGACGCGCTCCTTCATGACGTAGCCGATCATGCCGTTGCCCGCGAACAGTTCGCGGAGCTGCTGCATGGAGCGGGTACCGCGGTCGCCGATGTTGTAGTAAGAGAAATCGCCGAACCCAAGGAACGGATTCCCGGAATCCATCGTGGGGACATAAGCAGAAGTGTAGACAGGGTATCCGCAGAGCTTGTCAGGCTCGCCGGCCTGGAAGGAAGGCTGCCACAGGAACTGGCCGTCGCCCGTCTTCAGTTTGCGGACTGCTCCGAGGGTCTGGTCCTTCATCAGGAAGGATGCATTCTTCCTGTAAGGGCGTTTCAGCTCGTAGATGATGCCGATCACGTCATCGGCTTTGAGGTTTCCGGAGATCGCGTCTATCCTGCTGCCTCCCTTGGTGGCATTAAAAACGCCGTAAGGCTTCCCGTCGCCGTCTCCGGTGATGAATGCAGCTTCCTCTGCGTTCCCGAGAGCCTTGCCGAACTCATTGATAAGCCAGCCTTCAAGATCGAAAGCGTTGTCATAGAGCAGTTCCTCCGTGACCTTGACTGCCACGTGGAGCTTGTGCGCGTCAAGGACCTTCTGCTCGAAAGCAGCATCCCCGAAGGAAAGCGCCCCGCCTTCCGCGATCCAGCTCGCCGCAGGTGCGGAGGCCGCGATATTGATCTTGTGCTCTCCGGATGTGGTGATGCGTGTCCCGAGCCCGCGCATGACGTTTTCTTCATCGAGCTTGCTGATCAGGCGTCTGTCCCATTCATCGGGGACAAGGTAACCGCCGTTCTGGTCCGGGTATTCCGCGAGGACGTCGGTGACCTTGGTGAAATTGGATCTGATCGCGGTCAGCATATCGAGGGCATACTGCCTGGACGCCCTGCCGGTCTGCGGCTGCGCGGCGCCGGAAGGGCGGCTCACGATGGGGGAAGATGTCGGGGCCTGCATCTCGATATCCATCGATTCAAGGCGCTGGAGCCTGCCGATCTGTGCGGTGATATCCGCGATCTCCTGCTCCGTGCGTTCATAGGCTGCGGCATCCTCCGCGCTCAGCGTCTCTCCGTGGGTGTCGAGGAAGTTTTTAGCGGCTGTCCATGCTTTTGCGCGGGCATCGTAAAGTTCCTGAATAGTCATGTTTTTTTATCTCCTTTCGGTTGTTGGTCGTTAAAACGCACGCCTCAAAAGGTTGAGGCTAAAACGCGCGCCTCAAAAGGTTGAGGCGGTTGAGCAGATCCTCCTTTTTCGCAGCCGGCTCCGGCTTCGGCATCTGCCCTGTACAGTAAGCGGTTATCTTTTCGACGCGGTCGGTGGAGAATGCCATCCCGGCAAACAGGAGTGATGCCTTCTGCGGCTTCGATGCGTCGGCGGGTTCGGGTTTTTCTTCCGCCGCCGGCTCCTCTGCCTCTTCTGCCGCTGCCTCTTCCGTTTTCCCGTCCTCCGCCTCTTCCGGCTGCCCGGGATCAGGTTCTGCAGACTGTTCCGTCACGCGCTCGATCATCGCGTCCGCGAACCCGAGGGATACGCATTCTTTCGCGTCGAGGAAGGTTTCGGCATCCATCATGTCAGACAGCTTCTTGTGCGACATTCCCGTCTTGAGCATGTAGGCGTTCAGGATGCACTCCTTGATGGCCGTCAGCATCTGGATCGCCTTTTCGAGGTCGTCAACATTCCCGATCGCGATCGTTGCCGGGTTGTGGATCATCATCGTCGCCACCGGCGAGATCAGGACCTCGTCCCCGGCCATCGCGATGATGGACGCCGCCGATGCCGCGATCGCGTCGATCTTGACAGTCACGTGCCCGCTGTAGTCGCGGAGCATGTTGTAGATCTGGTCTGCCGCGAAAACTGATCCGCCCGGCGAATTGATCCATACCGTCACGTCCCCTGAATCCGAAAACAGTTCGTCGCGGAACGCTTTCGGCGTCACTTCATCACCCCACCACTGTTCGTCGCTGATCGGGCCGTCAAGGAAAAGCGTCCTGCCTTCCCCCTGTGTGCCTCCATCGTTCGTGACGGTCGGCGTCTTGTTCTTTACCCATCTCCAAAATTTATTCACAGGGCCAGTCCTCCTTTTGTTTTTCATAGCGTCCCCTTGTTCCCGTAGGCATTTCCGGCGTCGGCAAGCTTCGTCATGTTCCCGTTGATCAGGTACAGGTCGCCGCCTTCTTTTTCAGGGATCCTGTCCTGGCCTTCCAGTTCGCGGATCTCGTTCCCGTTCATCCATCCGTTCTGCCTCGCGATTGCGTAGCCGTTCATGCGGCTTACGTAATCGCCCCTCAGAAGGCCGTCGACCGAGAACTTTACGAACATTTTTTTCTTCTCTTCCGGAGTGAACAGCGCCTTGTGGATGCCCTGCTCCCACCGGATGATCCACGGATCCAGTGTGTACATCACGAATTCCAGCGACATCTGCTCGATGTTGGAAAAGCTCGACTTTTCCAGGTCCCCGATCATGTGCGGCGGCACGCGGAAGATCCTCGCAATCTCGTTGATCTGGAATTTCCGTGTCTGCAGGAACTGTGCCTCGGAGGGGTTGACCGTGATCGGCGTATAGGTCACGCCCTCTTCCAGCACCGCGACCTTGTTCGAGTTTGCCGGCCCCCTGAATGCCGTGTTCCATGCGTCCCGGATCTTCTGCGGGTTCTTCAGCACATTCGGGTGCGTGAGGATCGCCCCGGGGGCCGCGCCGTTCGCGAAGTAGGACGCCCCGAACTGCTCGCACGCGGACGCGATCCCGATGGCATTTTTGGCCATTGCGATCGGGCTGTAGCCCAGGAGCCCGTCAAAGCCGAGGCCGGGGATGTGCAGGACGTCTGACGGCTTCAGGATGACTGTCCCGTCTCCCATCGTCGGGACGTCCTTGTTGGATGTGTAGTACTGGTAGTAGAGATGCCCCTTTTCGTCCCGGTCGACGATCATGCGGTCAGGAAGGAGCGGGTACAGCCCTACCGTCTCCCCTCTGCCGTTCCGGATGATCTGCGCGTAGGCATTGCCCCATAAAAGCAAGTGCGCCATCATGGTCTCCCGGAAAACGAATGAGGTCATCTCTTCGTTCGGTTCGTCGTGCAGGACCTGATAGAGCGGATGATCCATAGCCTTTGTCTTGCTGCCGTCCGGCATGTAGCGGTAGGTGTGCAAGGGGAGCTGGGCGACAGCCTCGGACAGGATCTTCACGCAGCACAGGACCGCGGTCATCTGCATGGCCGTGTATTCCGTGATGTTCTGCCCCGCTGTCGACTTCCCGAAATAGAAATTCCATCCCATCCCCGGGATGTAGTTGGATGCCTTTGCCTTTTTCTTTCCTTTTGCGGGCTTTTCCCTTGCCCTCGCCTGTGAGTCTTTTTTCTTTCCCATTCTGTCCCTCAAATGATGAACAGCCCCCGTTCATCGTAAACGGACGCTCCGTTGTCGTTGCCGCATCTTATCGCCCTGTCGAGCGCCATGATCGACGCTACGGCCCCGTCGATCTTTTCCGTGGATTTTTGTTTGTTCGGTTTGATGTTCCCGGCCGGATCTTGCGTGATGAAAATGTTGTCCACCATCCACCTGAGCACCGGGTGTCCTCCATGCGCGATCCTCTGCTCCATCGTGAGGTTTAGCAGCTCTTTTGTCGGCGGGGACATGTCTTTGTAGCCCTGTCCGAACGGGACCACCGTAAAGCCCATGTTTTCAAGGTTCTGGACCATCTGCACAGCGCCCCAGCGGTCAAACGCTATGTCCCTGATATTGAACCGCTTCCCGAGGATCTCGATGAATGACTCGATATATGCGTAGTGGATGACGTTCCCCTCCGTCGCCATGAGGAAGCCCTGTTTTACCCACACGTCATACGGCACATGGTCGCGGACGACACGGCGCTCCACGTTTTCTTCCGGGATCCAGAAAAACGGCAGGAAGATGTATTTGTCGTCCTCGTCAAGCGGCGGAAAACACAGCACGAACGCGGTGATATCCGTTGTCTGCGACAGGTCGAGGCCCCCGTAGCACACGCGCCCCTCAAGCTCCGCTTCGTCGATCTTCCACGCGCAGGCGTCCCAGAGCTCCATCGGCATCCATCTGACCGCCTGTTTCACCCACTGGTTGAGCCGGAGCTGCCGGAACGCGTTTTCCTCGCCCGGGTTCTGCTTTGCTGATTCGCACGCCGCCTTCACCTTGTCGATACTGATCGTCTCCCCGAGCGACGGGTTCGACTTTTTCCACACCTTCGGATCCGTCCAGTCGGCATCCATCGGCGCCCCGAATATCACCGGATACCAGGTCGGGTCCTTTTTGCGTTTCTCGATGATGTCAAGTGCTTTCAGGTGCTGTTCGTAGCAGATCGACTCCACGTTGTTGCCGGCCGTCGTGATCAGGAAGTAAAGCGGCTGCTGCCTCGCGTCTCCCGACCCCTTTGTCATGACATCGAAAAGCTGCCTGTTCGGCTGTGCGTGAAGCTCGTCGAACACGACGCCGTGGACATTGAGGCCGTGCTTCGTGTATGCCTCTGCCGAGAGGACCTGGTAGAAGCTGTTCGTCGGCAGGTAGGTCAGGCGCTTTATGGACTTGTTGATCTTTATCCTGCGGTTCAGCGCCGGTGTCATGCTCACCATGTCGACGGCAACGTCAAAAACGATCGCTGCCTGCGACGTGTCCGCGGCGCAGCCGTAGACCTCCGCCCTCTGCTCGCCGTCCGCGCAGAGGAGATAGAGCGCGACAGCCGCTGCCAGCTCGCTCTTCCCGTTTTTCTTCGGGATCTCGATATATGCCGTGTTGAACTGCCTGTATCCGTCCGGCTTTACGATCCCGAACAAGTCCCGGATGATCTGTTCCTGCCATGCCATGAGCTCGAACTTTTTTCCGGCCCAGATCCCCTTCGTGTGCGGCAGGTTCTCGATAAACGTCACCGCGCGGTCCGCTTTTTCCTGGTCGTATCTCGATTTCCGCGCCTTGAATTTCGTCGGTTTGTATTTCTTAAGCTTTTTCATCCATCACATCAGGCTCCGCGCCGCGTTCATCCCTGTTTCCCCGAAAGCAGCCGTTCCATCGGGTCCACGTTCGACAGGTCCTCAAAAGCGGTCAGGCTGTTGGCTTTGATGATGCTCCAGATCTCGGACCACAGCATGAAAGCCTGCTTCTGGTATTGCTGCTCCAGCTGTGTGTACGGGCTTGCGATCGGGCCTCCCGTCGTCGGGTGCTTGCCGATCAGGCCGTATTGCGACACCGCCTCGCTGCACTGGATAAACCTCGCGAACGCGTCCGCATAGCTTTCCACGAGCCTGTGGTTCACAAGCGTCCCGCACCCCCTCCTGCAGATCCAATCCATTGTCTCCGTGTAGATCTTCGCCGCCCTGAGCTCGCTTCCGTCTGTCTGTTTCGCGGACAGGTATTCCGACGGCTCCGGCATTTCCGCCGCCGGGATCTCAGCTCCTTCCGGCATCTCCCCCGGCTCCATCTCCAGGCCGAAATCGAGCACTTTCAGGTCCTGGCCCTCTGCCGCTTTTTCCACGAGCGCCTTCCTCTTGCGGCCGGCTCCCGGCCGGCGTCCGCCCCTGTTTGTTCCGTCTTTCGCCACCCTCAACCCCCTTTCCGGCAGGTTAATCCCCTCTTTGATTTCCAAAAAATTCGCGCGAAGGGCGGAGGTCGGTCTGGATATATAGCCCGTTTTGAGATTTTAACCGCCCCTCCCCCCTCAATTGTCAGATTATTTTAGTAGTGATAAACAGTTGTTCTGTCTTCTCGTGCCGTCTTCCTGTCGTGGCACTGCTTGCACAGCGGCTGCCAGTTTTCCCTGTCCCAGAACAGTTTTTTGTCGCCTTTGTGCGGGATTATGTGGTCGACTACCGTCGCTTTTTCAAACCTCGGCGGCGTTTTCCGGGCACATTCCGCGCAGAGCGGATGCTTTTTCAAATAAGCCTTCGACGCCTTCTGCCACTTGTACGTGTAGCCTCTGGCATTGGCTCCCCGCGTCTCCATCCTCGCTTTGCGCTCAGGCAGATGGACGCGGCAGTAGGCTTCTCCCTCTTCCGCCATGTTCGGGCATCCCGTCGCGCGGCACGGGCGTCTCGGCATTCTCGGCATATCGCATTTCCTTTCGGTGTAAAAATAACGGCCGCGGCATGGCGGGTGCCCTGTTGGCCCCGTGCCTGCCCGGCCGCCTGTGTCTGTCCCTGTTTGTCTTTGTCTGCAAAAAGATGGCGGGCCGCGAACGTGCGCGTCCCGCCATCCTTCAGGAGAGGTAACTTATGTGGCTTGCATCTGATCTGCCTGATAGCATATTACAACCATGTGCGTGGTAAATGTGTGCAGACTTTACGTCATGCGGAAATGCAGCAGCGCCCGGCCGTGGATGTTCTGCGCCGTCCGCTTCGAGACATGCAGTTCTTCGGCGATCTCGTACCACGTCAGCTTTTTATCCATGACATACAGGAGCCTGAGCACCTTCCGCTCCTCCGGATCGATCAGCTCACCGATCCGTTTCCCGATCTCCTCTTCACGGCGCACGCATTGCTTGATGCTGTCCTCGTAGCTCCTTATCAGCTCATCGATCGCGGCCTCCGCGTCCGACAGGTCCGTTTTCCGCTTTGCGCGCGGCGTCCCGAACTTCAATGCGTGGATCTGCTTTTTCCTCTGCCTGAGCTCATTTATCCTCGACTCCATGTCACTGATGTCCGATTTATGATTCGCGTGCTTTTTGAGATATTCTTTTGCAGTCATAATATGCTTTTGCCGCCTTTGTGGTCATAAATACGATTTGCCTGTCAGTCTCATAAATTCCCCGCGCGTGTGGTCCGCCTCGTAGATCTCCTGCGCCGTGCGCTGGAGCATCCGGCACACGTCATAATCCCTGTGCACCGCATGCTTTCCGAGGACGTGGTGCTCCGGGCACAGCCACACAAAGAAGCCCTCTCTCTCGCTCATCTTCCTGAGAGGCCCCATGAAAACGTGGTGCTTGTGCAGGACGCTTTTCTCCGAGTAGTCCCGCTGCCATAGTGCGCACAGATAACAGCTTCGCCCGTAGAAGGGCGATTGCATGATCGATCCGTTTGTATGCTTCATCGCGTCCACACTTCGACCAGCCAGGATGGATCCTCCGCGCCGCGAGGATAGCGCGACAGCTTCATGTCGTTTTTGATATAATCCCTGATCTCATCCGCGTCCGGCCAGTTCATCACGACAATGTTCCCGAGTTCCTGTTTGTCGTCCCCGAGAAAAGTGAATATCCGGCATTTTTCCAGCCTCGGGAGCTTTCCCTCCTGCGACGCGATGATGCAGGATTCCTTGTGCAGTGCCGCACAGCACTCGCCCCTGTGCGCGTCGAGTTTCCTGAGGATCTGCCTTATGATCTCTTTTTGCATTTTTTCGTCCTCTTTTTCGCCTTCTGCAGTTTCCTGATCTGCGAAGGCTTCAGTCTGTGGTCTATCGGGATCGGCTTCAGACGCCTGAGCGTGTATGTCCGGAAAGGATAGCCGTCGATGCTCTCCCCGCTGTAGGCTGTATTCTTGTCGAGGTACCAGCCTTTCGGCACGCGCGGCTGATCGCTCATGCGGTGGCCGGTGATCTTCGTTTCCTCCGGCTCAACCTTTTTCACGTTCCGGGAGTGCCCCCACGAGGACTCTACCACTTCTTTCGTCGTCCTGGCCGACTTTGAGATATATTCGCCGATGTCTTTGCCCTGGTGTCTCCAGTTTCTGAGATACTGCAGGTAGACCCCGCCGCAGTTCGTCGTCCACCAGTCGTTGATCAACAGTTCCATCCCCTCGATCCGGTTGACGATCATGTGGACGTGCCAGGCCCCGCGCGGGCCAACCTCAATGTTCCGGATCCAGAAGAGGTCGTAGTAGCGTTTGGCATATTCGCGTTTAAGCCACCTCACGAATTTTCCAAAAATCGCTATGGCCATTTTCATGTCCTTCGGCCGCTTCTCTTTTTCCCACGTCAGCGTCAGCGCCCCGTCGTCCTCGTTAAAATAAGCCTCGACCATCCGGGAGCACTCCCTCTGCTTCCTCCGCTGATTATTCTTTGCGACAGCTTCAGGTGTGGGCTTTGTTTTCGGTCCTCTCTGCTTCGATTTCCCCGGACATTTCGAAGAGTTGAATTCCACCACCTCTATTGAGTTCTGGGTCCGATATTTTCTCCTGAGATGCATAACCCACCCGCTGACTGTCGTAAATTTAATAAATTTATGGACTGATAAAACGCGCCGGAGCGCGGCTAATAAATATCCAGGCACCCGGGCGCCTGGCTGATGTCCTTCATTTTCTTTTTTGTTTGAGTGCGGCATTAAGCCGCCTGTTAAGCCTTTTCAGCTCCATCGGATTCTTGCAGTGTTTGATCTGCTTTTTGAGTGCGGGAATGTCGTCCGGAATTTCCGGCTCTTTGGCTATCTCTGCCAGATCCCCGATTGCCTCGCCTGCCTCCTGCAGGCTGAGGGCCAAGCTGCGGAACGCTTCTTTTACCCGCTTTGTGTAGTCATATGTTACATTGGCGATTTTAGCAAAAGTTTTGTCAAGCTCTCCGCTTTCAAACGTTTTTAACGCCTGTGCTATGTTGTCCGCATCTTCCTTTGACCAGCTCATTCTTTTTGTTCCTCTTTGCCGCTAATGGCGCAGCGTCTCCCTTCCTGAATTTTTCCGCGTCCTGGCATGTTGCGAAGTGCGATGTAAATCCGGATGCCACACAAGGCAGGTCTTCCCCGCCCCCAGGCGCAGGCGTCCCCTTCATGGTGTGGCCATCTTCCATAATGTAGAGTTCCTCTCCCTGTGGGTCCGGATAGAATCTTTTTTCCTCTATGTCTACCGGCATCCGTTTGCCCCTCGTGGTGCGGATCCACATGATCGGCGCTCCGCAGCTCCTGCATCTGCCGAATCTGCTCGGCTTGTTTGATCTGCAATATTTACCCATGTTCCTTCTCTCGTTCCTTCCTATGTGAGGGCATGGATTTGCACCATGCATAGCATAAGCCCCTCTGTATGCCTTACGGTCTATTTCATTCGTGACTTGCCCGGTATATTCGATTAGCGTCTACCTATTCCGCCACCTCACATGCGCTTTTGTTATTCGATTTGTTATAATCACGCTTTTCCCCGCAGGCTGCACATGATCAATTCAGTCACTGTGATGCCTTTCATATCCAGTCCCGCAAATTTCAAACTGATTTCCATATCGGCATCCTCGCATTTATGGTATTTGCACCAGTCATAAAACTCTTGTACGGTCATCCGTCCCCTCCTGCCATCACTCCGGCAAAGACGATCGCCGTGCTCAGCACTTGTGCGTCGTTGGAAATGTATAAGCCAAATGTCGCTGCGGCAATGACAAGGATCATTATCCACACCATCGTAGTTGCAATTCCAAGCAGTATTCTCATCCCTCACCCTCTTGTATCTCAACTGCGTCAACACACATCTGTGCAGTGTTTTTCACTGCCTTCTGCAAAATTTCCGACGAGATCTCGATCGCCCGAAAAGTCCCTGTCCTCGCCATGCCGGCGCATACACAATCGCAGATCATCTCGATCACATCGATCAGATTCACGTCGTCAGGACAATGCTCATTGAGGTGGTGTCGTTCGGTTCTGCAGTGCATCGGATACCATTCTCCATCCGCAACAAAATCCATCTTTCCTTCGATCGTTGCGCAAAGTTCCCGGTAAAACAAACTCTTTTCCGGTTCAAACCGCTTTGTGCGGTCATGATTAGATTTCCTGACTCTGATTTCTTCTGTAATGGCAGTCAGCATATCCTCAACATTTCCTGCATGGTCTCTGTTTGCAGTACTAAATTCGTCGATTGTTGGGACTTTCGTTGCTGTTCTTGTGTCTCCAAGCGTGTTCCTCTGAATTTTTATTGTCCTCACTTTTCCTCTCCTTTCCGGGCGGCCAGCGCCGCGCCGCCCCTGCCGGTTAACGTTACAGACATCGTCAGTGAGTGTAGGTAGCTGCTAAAGGTAGGTTTTCCTTTCTTTTTGTTATTTGTTGGTTTGTTGTTCTTTGGCGCTGATCCGGCCGGACAGCTCAGCCGGCCGGTATTTTTAAAAATCGGTCGGTAGAAGAATGGGTATGTTCTAAACAACCGAGCTGTTTACGATTTCTTCCAGTTCCTTGTCCGTATAGCTGTTCTGTTCGAAGGCGAGGAACTGGTTCTTTTTGCCGGAGGCTCCCGGGGCGGATCCCGAGGCTTTTTTCTTCGCGTCCCACATGGCCTGTCTGCCCTTGAAGGTCCGGAGGCAGCCTTTCCAGTCCTGGACAGGATCCCCGTTTGCCTTTTTCCATTTGTAGACGGTAAAGCCGTTCGCGTCCTTCTCGCCTGTGGGTTCTTCCGATTCGTAGACGCACCGGAAGGACTCCGCGATGGTTTCCGCATCGACGCCGAGCTCTTCATCGATCTTTTTCTCTTTTATATAGGAGATGATCTCCTCCTGGGTCGGCGGGAGGAACGGTTTTTCCTTTTTCTTCTGCTGTTTTGCTGTCTTTTTGGCTTTCTTCGGTTTTTCCTGCTTCTGCTGCCTGCGCATCTCTTCCAGTGCTTCCTCGGTGGCCTCGATGCGTCTGGCCAGGATCTCCGTCGGGCTTTCTGGTTTTTCCTGTGTATTCCGCGATGCGTTTAAGCTCTCCATAACGGCATTGCGGTCTGCCTCTGACGTGTACTGCTTGATAAACTGCAGGCCGCCGGTACCGGCAGCCTTGAAGGCGATCGACGGCATCCCGCCGGATGTGATCGCCTTCGATTCCGTGATCTCTTCGTCCGGGAAGAAAATCGCCGCCCCCGGCATCTGGATGCATATCATCTTTCCTTTTCAATCCTTTCCACCTCTTCCGGTGTGAATCCATGGATTCCGATCATCGCCTCTTTGAGTGCTTTTACTCTCCCGATCGCCCTGGCCTCGTTGATGGGCCCGCGGGCCTTGTCCAGCTTTTCAAGCGCTTCTTTGTAGATCTCCGGCCATTCGCGGCGCGTCGGTTCCGGCGCGAGGTAGCTGTCGCATCCCCTTCCGGATCCGGCGCGTCCCGGGCACGCGCGGCGCTGGAAGCACGACGGGCACATGCCGCACGGCCATTTAATCATTGCCGTCTCCGCCGAAAAGTGACATCTGGCCGCCCGGCATCGCCCGCATGACCAGTTCCCCGGTCTCGGTCAGGACGATCTCCTTCTGCGGATCGCAGCCGCCCTCGATGCTTCTGCCGTTTGTCACGGCAGTTTTGACTTTATGTTCAAAAAACGGGAGCTTTGCGATCCGCGCCATGCCGTGAGTCCCTGTTACCTCTTTTTCGGAGATGGAGATCTTGATCGTGCAGGACACCTTGCCTTCGTCCACCTCGTTTTTCAGCATCCTTTCGAGGGCGTCGTTAAGCCCCTCTGAAATATCATTTCTCAACCTGCTGAACAGCATATTTTCTATTGTTATCATTTCTCACCTCCGTACTGTCGAGGATCCTGTTCCAGTCCGTCTCGATCTTCTGGTATTTTTCCGGTTTTCTGATCCACCTGATCCTGACTTCCAGCGTTTTCGTTTTTAACAGCTCTTCCTGCTCCAAGTTCCGGAGATGTGTCTCCGCCAGCGCGAGCAGTAACATAAGTAACGCCATCCCCATGCACCCTATGCCAATCATCATTTATCCTCCTAATCGCATCTCTCGCCTGGGCGAGCTTCTTTTCTTTTTCCGGCGCCGCCTGATAGGAGGCGCATTTTCCCCGGCGCTCAAAGCACTGCCGTATTCTGGAGCAGCTTTCGCAGATCATCCTGGTCCCTCCTGAGACGTTTGAGCCTGTATCTCACGCCCTCTTTCGCCCTGCCGATCATTTTGGCAATATCTTCGAGCGACGAGCCCGCGTCGTCCATTTCGAGGATAAGCGCATCCTCTTCCATGGTGTAACCGTCGCGAGGGTGGCAGTTGCGCTTTTTGTCCTGGTTAAAATACTGCTTCTGGTGCTCCTGCTGCCGTGCGAGCTTCCTGAGGGCAATGTCTTCCGCCGTTTCGCCGGTCCACTGCCTCGTCGGCTCCAGCATGGGCTTCGGAAGTTTTTCCAGCGGGATCCTAATCCTGGCTTTCGCTTTTGTCAGCTGTGTCCGGCTTACCGGGATGTGCCCGAGATCTCCCATCCACATGTCTTTTTCACAGGCGCCGTCCGGTCTGTTGTCCACGTTTGCCGTAAACGCACACTTTCTCGTCCTTGCTTTGCCGGTGCTATTGTGCGCAGGCCTTATCTTTCTGCAGATCGGGCATTTTTTTGCCTGGCTGATCCTGCGGGCCTCGAATTCCTTTCCGCACGCGTCGCATTTTCTGATCTCGATCAGGCTGTGGTTATATTTATCGCAGCACGTTTTCGAACAGAACCGCCGGTAGCTTTTGCCCGTCCAGAATTCTTTGCCACACTGCGGGCAGATATGGAGATCCTGTTTGATGGCCTTCATTTTTTCCGCCCTCCTCTGTGCCTCCATCCACATGCAGGCGATGCACATTGTTTTGCGATCGCTGATGATCTTTCCGCATCCGCACGCATGCACGCTTCACCCCCTCCTGATTTCCTCATTTGAGCCTCTTCAGCTTCCGGACCGCTGCCCCGATCCCCTCCAGAAGGTTGAGGGCGGCGTCCCAGTTCTTTCCTTTTACCGCTTTGTCGAGGCCTTTGATCATGGTCTGCAGGTCTCTTTCAGCCGTGGATCCTGCCGGTTTTTGCGCCGGCGCAATTGGCGCCTGAGCCTCTGCCGGCGGCGTTTCCTTTTCCGGTTCCGGCACGATTTCTCCCTGCGGATCCGTTTTCTGCTCCACGCCGCCTTCCGGATCGGTTTGTCCATTTTCCGCAGCGCTTTGCTCATTTTCCGCAGCGGTTTGATCACTTTCCGGAGTAGTTTGATCACTTTTTGGAGCAGTTTGATCACTTTCCGGTGCGGTTTGATCACTTTTCTGCGGTTCCGGTACAACTTCCTCCGGAGGCTCCTCGGCCTTCATCGCCCGGAACGGTTCCTTCTCGTTCATCCACTGTGCCAGTTCGTCCCACGAGACGGGCCTGCGGCCGCCGGCAGGGCCGAAGGTCTTGACGATCAGCCCCTGCTCAGACATGGCGATCATGGCCGCCTTTGTCCTGAGCATTTTGTTCCCTCCCGGGTTTACGATCTCGCAGCACTTCCGGCCTGTGAGCTTCCCGTCGTAGTGGTAAGCGATGAGGGCAACCATCACGCTGTCCGGGAGGATCTCCATCATATCCCGCGCCCACGCCTCGCCGTCTTCCGCTTCCGGAGCCTCGCGATTGAATTCCTTGAGATCCCGGATGTCCTGGCGCTTGGTCTGCGGAGATATCATCCCCATGTCCGCATCCGGGAGCGCCAGCATCTCGCCCAGCTTCGCGGATCCGTAGCCGATATACTCCGTTTTGAGACGGTCAGAGTATCCGTCCACGCTGTATTTGGCGTTGATCGCCTTGAAGCGCGAGACGTAGGTGGCGGTCAGGCCGAGCTCTGACTGTGCCCATTCGGCGAGTGTCTCGTAGCCGTCGTTCTTATAGCCCTCGCTGTCTTCTGCCTTGCGGAGCAGGTAGCCGATCCGCACAAAAGAGGCCGACGCCCTGGCGAATTCCTCCGCAATCTCTTTTTTGAGCGACGCCCATTCGTCGATCGTCATCTGCACATATTCCATAACCCCTCCTTACACCGCTGCCGCTATAGTCTGCTCCGCGGCAGCCTTCTTTTTCTCCCTCTCGGCGCGTTTTCCGATTTCCCTGGTAAAGTGCGCAAGCCAGTCGTTTATCTCCTTCGCGTCCGGCCTGCGGTCGTAGGCGGCGTAGCTCTGCCTGATCTTGCCGCCCCATTCCACTTCCAGCGTGTAATACGGTTCTTTCGGCGCTTCTTTTTTTCTGAGAAAAAGGATAAAACTCTCTCCTTCCGCCATCCTTTTCATGTAGGTATTTGACGCCCCGACACAGTGGTGCTGCTGCTGGCCCTCGGTTATGATGTCGGACGCCTTTCTCGGCACCACGATCATCATCCCCCTTAATTCGTAGCCGAAATGTTTTTTATTCTCCGCGAAGCTCTCGGCGATGTTCCGGAAGTCAAGATCGGCCACGTTTCGCTTCTTTTCTTCCTTCCTCCTGTTTCTCTCCTCCGCATAACGATCGTGCATTGCTTTGAGATCCGGAGTCCTCCGGATGATGTCGTCCGTGATGTCCCGGCCCATTTCGAAAGCCATTTCGATATAGTCCCTGTATTCGAATAGGATGTTCGTGAAGTTCCTTCCTTCTTTTTCCGCCTGTTTCCGCAGGTAGTTCATCGTGCGCTGGACCGACATCCCTGTGCGCTCCGTCTGCAGGTTTGATATCCGGATGCTGTTGCTGTTCATGTAAAGCAGTGTTTCCTGGTCGACTTTCTCTCCCCGTTTCTTCAGCTCGATCAGGTTGGAGAGCGTCACTTCGCACCCGTTCATATCTTTCAGCGTCCTCAGCTGCTGTCCGTCTATGCCCAGCAGTTCTTTGAGGTTCCGCGCGTCTTTGTCAGCCGGTTTCAGCCTCCCTTCCATGGCTTCCTCGGCCAGCCTTGTCAGCCCGCTCTTTTCAAGGTATTCGATGTATTTTTTCTTTGCCAGCTCCCTCAGCTGTGTCTGAGGCCAGTCGCCGTTCGTGCGGCCGCATTTCCGATACAGGATCTCCGGCATTTTCGTCGCAGCCATTATCTCGGCGGAATTGTTCGTGTAGAGCTTTCCGGTCCCCGCCGTCAGCGGCTGCTGTCTGCCGTTATAACTGTTTTCCCTTTTCCGCCTCCACATGATTTTTCCGTCAAATGCCGGCACCGTCTCGAAAGTGAACGAATCTGTCGAGGCAAAGGTTTCGTTGTTGACAAAGATCCTTCTGGTTTCGCTGAAAAAGGCATTCTTTTCCCATTTTGAAAAAGGGGTTTCCGCGTCTGTCCTGGAGAAACTCTTTATAACCTCGAACCTTCTCAGGAGCACGCTTCCGTCCTTTGCGACCTGCGGGAGGATCACGCTGTTATCTGTCCTCAGGCGCTTCTGTACGCCCCATTTTTTCGTTTCAAATGTGTGTCCGCATCCCTTGCAATAAGCCACGTGGTTAACCTTGTGGTTCCAGGCCGTTTTCTGTCCCGGGTTATGCTTCGGCGGCGCGTCCATGTGGGTCGTTTTTCCGCAGTGCGTGCAAAACACTTCGAATCCTCCCTCTTTCGCCCGCCTGAAAAGCAGGAAGTTGTCGTCGATCGTCCCGACGTCCTCCAGCCACTTTTCAAAGTCTTCCGGCAGGTCCGGGACGAGTGCCATAATGCCGTCCCACTTTTCTTTTCTCCTGGCAGCCGCAGCCCTGTTCTTTTCCTCCCTGACCCTTATCTGCCATTTCACCACGGATTCGTATATCGTTCCCTGATCCGTATTCAGCGCCGCATTGCAGAGAGCTGTCCCGGTTTCCGTGTGCACATCGTCGCAGACATGGCAATGTGTTTCCCGCTGCGTCAGGAACTCCTCCCGGATCCTCCACAGCAGGCTCTCCGTCCAGCGGCCTTTAACGTTGGATACCCATTCTCCTTTCGGGTCTATGTAGACGACCACTTTCGGTTCATAATCCCCTTTGGCCAATCCGGCCCTCGTCCACATCTGGACGATCAGCTTACCGCCCGCCTCTTCCGCCGAGAAGTAAAGCCTTGTGGAGTAGCTTTTGACCTTCCTGGTTTTGCCGTCCCAGTCTTTATATTCCCGCTCCTCCCTGCGATCGTTTTGTGCAGACGCCACCAGTTCCTCCGGGACATCCGGGAACGGGATCTGTTCAAGTTCTTTTTTCTTCATTTCCCTTTCCCCATGTAATAGTCCCGGATGATCTTCTGGGCCTCTGCCCTGCCCGGCATTCCAAGCGTCACCTTTCTAGCATGCACGCCTGCCGCCTTCAGGATGTCCTTGTCGATATCCTGCTGGTGTGCAAAAGCCCATTTCAGCAGCGCTCCGATGCATCCTTTGAGGCTCTTGCCCTTCCGGCGGACCGCAATGGCGAGATTCCTGTCTTCCATGCTGGACGTTTTGATGTAATTCACCCAGTCCACCATGATGTCTTTCGGCTTCAGGACGGCCGCCTCGATCTCAATCTTGCCGACCGCCGCCTCTTCCGCTTCCACGAAGAGCGGTTCCATGCCTTCGAGGTACATGTCGACCATCATCTCGTCGAGGCCGTTTTCTTTTCCGAGCGCTTTGATACTGGCTGTGTCCCCCTCGTTAAAAAGGTTGTTCGCCAGCTCGCAGAGCTCCTGCGCGGAATCAAATTCTCCAAACTTCTCAAACATATCGTCACCTCTCCTCTGTTTGCATTTTGAAGATCTTCAGCCGGGGAGGCGGGAATTGCACCCGCGACGCGTTTCTTTTGGATCCCGCTCTACTGCTGAGCTACTCCCCGTCGGCGGCGGCGGACATGCTATGGAGATGTTCTATGCCACATTCCGCCGCTTATCCCTTTACCCGGGCCGGTGCTGCGATTCTTGTAGGGACTACCGCAGCGAAAACCCTCTTGAAAAACACCGGCTGCCTGTAAAAGCCGGAGCCGGGGCTCCGGGAATCGAACCCGGATACTGGGCATCAAAAACCCATGCATTCACCGTTGTGCTAAGCCCCGTCAGCGGGAGGGCCTTGCAGCCTTCATGCCCGGCCTTTCCCGCTTATCCCTTTTCCCGGGACGGATCCGGTGCTCTTGTAAGGACTGCTCCGGATGAAACCTGCTTTTCTCTTTCCGCGCGGACGTTCTCGGATAAGGGGAGCCGGGATTTGAATCCGGATCTCCTGTGTGTGCTCGCCGTTTACACCACTCCCCTTTTGTGTGCTTTTCTTCACGCCGGGGGAATGTTCCCCCGGTCCCCCTGTTAAGGTTTGTAAAGGAGGCGGGAGCCGAGGCTGGCGCTGGTGTTCGACGCAGCGTTGAGCGCGCCGAAGTAGAACAGGCCAAAGTTCGCGCCCGCGTTGTAGTAGCCACCGACGCCCGCGGGGTAGGCCGAAGTGCTCGAGAGAACGAACCCCGCTGCCCCTTCATGCAGATCCGCTCCGGAGCTGTCCGGGATAAAGGCCCACGGGCAGGCCTTTGAATAGCCAAACCCCGTAATGATCTCCGGATCAGGGAGGCTGATTCCCGTTGCCTCGCCGTTCACAAAGGTCCCTTTTCTCCCTCCTTCAAACCCATCGATCCAGTCGAAGCAGTTTGCGAACGGGTCCTCGATCCAGCGGTACATGTTCGATCTCCCGCTTCTTTTGATCGTGTGATAGTTCGCTCCTGCAGTCTGGCCCATCACTCCGGTTTTCCAGTTCTCCTCATCTGTGTATCCGCTTCCCAGGCGCGCATAACTGTCAAAGTCCGCGAACTCGATGAGGTAAAGGAGTTGGATCGCGGACCAGGCTTCCAGGCTCAGCATCCCCCATCTATCGCCCTTCTCTTTCGACCTCTCCCTGAATTCGGTCTGTGATGTGTCCGTCAGCGGCCTTTTGCCAGGCACCGATCTGAGCGTCCCGTTATTTTCAGACGTGTGGTAGCGTCCCACGTAAAGGCCTGAACCCGGATGCTTCTCGAATCCGTTGCGCGGGATGTCGGACACCTCCCATGTCCATGTCTTTTCTTCCGTGTTTTTCACAGCCCGGTAATAAAATTCCGGGATGTGCACCATCTCATCTGTCACAGCTCCCTTTAATTCCCGTTCCGTGATTCTGGCACTATTCGATACTATCGTGCTGACAGTCATGCCCTTCCACGGGTAAATGTCGTCGAACGGCGACGATCCCTCACCCTGTGTGTCCGATGCCGGTACAGGATCATCCCACCCTTTTGATTCACCGATGCGCTCCGGCTTGTTCTTCGGATCCGAATAATCCCACTTCACGCCGTATATGCCTTTGGCGCTTTCCTTTCCCGGATCCTCTTCGGCCGGTTCCTTCGAGCACCCGCTTTCCCGCAAAACAGGAAAGCCGTTTTCCTTTTGCGGATCCATTTCAGCCCGGTTCTTTAAATCGCAGTTTTCGACAAGAGGCAGCTTTTCCGGCTTCACTTTCTGAATTTCGATCCGGACCGGTTCCTCCACGCCAAGCATGAGGCAGCGCATGTCGATCAGGATCTTTTCCTGCTTCTTTATCATTTTCCGAAGCTGCTTTTTGATCTGTTTCTTTTTCATCGTTTCCCTTTCCCTTTCGGCAGATCCATGCCTCAACCGTCACCTCTGATGGTCTACATAATCCGGATAGAACTGCATGCCCTCGACTGTCTTCCAGCTGTTATCCGGCTGGCTCTCCTGGTACCGCCTGAGGGATGTGGAGTAGCGGCGGTAGCCGAAGCAGGCCGATGTGTTGTAAACAAATTGGACTGTCCCGTCAGGCCGGAGCTTCAGACAGAGACGTTTTTTGAAGCGTCCCTTCCTGACGTAGTAGTCCTCGGTGATGAGCTTGCCCCAGTCGCCCATCGCATACCATTTGTTTCCGTTGCGGATCCTCATTTCACCCATGGTCGCGGATCCGACCGGATATTTCTTTGATCCGGTCTTGTGAAGGTAGTATGTGCTGCCTTTGTATTTCACCCAGCCCGTCTGTTTTTTCCCGTTTTTATAAATAAAGATGTGGCCGTTTTTCTCCACCAGGCCGTTCAGCGGCTTTTTGGTGACGCTGGTGATCGAGATGCTCTCGATCGTCGGCTCCGGCTCTTTGGCGTCCACGGCGAGCGCCGCGATCAGGACAAGTATAAGCAGCGCCCATACTGCCGCCAGAATAACCACCGAACATTTTGCTTTTCTCTTTTTCAATCGTTCCTCCTTTCTGTTTCCGGTCTCAGTTCTTTGATTTCTTCTTTGATCACCACCTTTCCCTCTTCGCCGTCAACCGAGAATATCCTGTTTTCGAAGGCTTTGGCCGCCATGAGCCTCACTCCCACTCCGTCCAGGCCCATGTTCTTTGCCACTGTCCGGATCACGGACGCGGCGGCATTAGCCACCGTGATGCTCAGTTCCGCATTGTTGGCCCTTCCGGCCACCATTATCCCGAATTCCGTGTCCTGTTTTCCGTCCGGTCTGGCCACAATGGTTATCGCGGCATCTCCGGCCATCTCCAAGGCGCATCCTTCGTCCCGGTCCATCTGCATTATCTGTGCTGTTACCACTCTTAGTTCTCTCTCCTTTCCTTCAGCTTGCAGATCTTTACGATCCGCGCGGCCCGCTCCTCGGTCACGGCATTGATGCCGCCGGCTTTGCGGATCCACGACTTCACTTTCTGGTTCCCTTCCTTGTGTGCCCGGAGCACCAGCTCCCGGCTGGTCATCCGAGGCCCCCTAAAACGTCCCGGATCATGGCGATGCCGCTGTCACAGGCGACGTTGACGGTCTTGACGCATCCCCCGTATTCTGAGGAAAAGAAAGCTTTTACGCATTCTGTCTCAGCGTCATAGTTCAGGATCACCAGGTTCTCCAGGTGCCTCGTCGCCTGCAGGGCGGGGACGAGCAGGTCAAGGATATGCTGCTTGTCCTCAGGCTCCGTGACATTCGTGCGTTTTTCGCGGTAGATGTCGCGGAGCTCCTCCTCTGTCGGCGTGTGTGCCTGCAACTCAGGTCGCTCCAGGTATTCCGCCGCAATCCCGCCTGTCCGGACCGCGACAGAATACATATCCTTTGCCATTTCCCATGTACAGCCCGCGAAGTCCCTGGTAGCAAGTGCTACCGCATCCCGTACTCCCTCGTTCTCTGGTATGTTTTCGTTCAGAGCGCGGATCCCGTCGAGGTACCTCTTTGCCCTCGCGGCAAGGTCGTCCATTCTCTCCTCCCGGCAGATCTCCCGAATCTGCTCAAGAGCCTCTCTTGCTTCTTTTGTTTCCTTTTCCAATCCTTCCTCCTTCTTTTGCCATCCTGATCAGGTCATCCCCGGAGAGGCTCCTGATCCTGATTATGGTTTTCATTTTGCCCCACGGAATCTTTTCGGGATCCCGTCTCCAGTTATTTATTGTCCGCGGAGTTACGCCGACCGCTGCCGCGAGGTTGACGGTCGCCGTCGTATTGATTTCCGTCCCGAACAACATCTCGGCCGTTGTCACAGCTGATCACCCCCTCTCCTTTCTTTTGCGCCGGCAGGAATCACTTCGGCCTGAAATCCTCGCAGGTGGCCTGTGCCTTGGTCTTCTTGTCCTTGGCACCCTTCCTGCACACATAGCCTTTGTATGCCGGATAACAGTGGGAACAGTTCTTACAGACCTCCTTCATCAAGTGCCCTCCTCCGTCAACTCAACCGTCACTTCCAGGCTTTCCGTCTCCGGTTCGTGCCCGACATCGATTCCCCTGGCTTCCAGCTCCGCGGTCCATGCTTCCTTCATCGCCTGATCGCAGTGCGCCATGGCATCCGCCCACGAAGGGAACCGGCCGTGCTGGTCGTAGAACTTGTATTGATACGCGAGGCTGTCCTTGTTATGCGGCAGCCTCGGATCGTGTTCCACCGCACATATCGGGCATGTCCCGGGAGGTGTGCGGCCCAGCATCATAATTCCGTGTTTTTCCTGCAAAAATCCCATGTTCCTCTCCTTTCTTTTGCGCCGGCGCAATCATGCCGGACGCTGCTTTTCTTTTTCTTCCTTTTCCTGTCGGTCCCTCTGGAGCTTCACCCCTTCCGCGATGCCGAGGATCCGCTTGAGGTCGCCTTCGTCCATCTCAGCTTCCTCGATGGCCCGGAAGACTTCCTTCTCAAGTTCGCTCACTCTCTTCTCCCTCCTTTCCTTCATTTTCTTTTTCCTTTTTCCTTCTGGCCCCGTATTTCAGGGCCAGTGCCATGGCTTCCTCTCCGACGTCGCTGTTGTCTTCTTTTGCCCGTTTTTTTAGGCATTTCTGCAGTGCCTTGTCGTAGTCGTAGCCAATCTGCTTACTCAGCCGGTCGGCCATCCCGAGGAATCTCCCCCGGTAATAGGCCCGATAGCTTATGTCGTCCCCCTTGACCTCGTCCAGACACGAGACGTAGTCGCGGAGCATGGCGATGATCAGGACGATATCGCCATATGGACAGGTGACTTCAAATTCCGGGATGCGGCTGCCCGGAGCCTTGAGGTTGTAGGCCCCGCGGATCCGGACCGGATCGTCTGCCTTTTCTGCGGTTTCTTTCCTAATTTCATCGTAGAAAAAGAACATTTCGTTTTTCTCCTCCGTGATACAATTTCTATATAGGGCGTTGCCAACGCCCAAGTCTGCAGAAAGGAGGTCTCGACATGTTTGTGTATCGGTTGTCCGATCTGTACTCGAAGCTCGATGAATTGAAAGAAGCAGGCTTCGAGTATGTGACCATGCATGAACTCGATCCGGATGATGATTTCGAATTCCCCTCAGTTAATTTCGAAGGAATTACGATGGAAAATTTCAGTGTTAATTTCGAGGAAGTCGAAGCAGTTACTCTCCCGGATGGTTACTATTTCGAATACTGATGTAGGAATCGAATGTAACCTTGTGTGTGCCGTCAGAAAGCTTTTTCAGTTTCCTGACGGCTTTTTCTATCTCTTTTTTCAAGCAATCTTGTTCCCTCTCCCCTTCCACTATCGCGGTAATAATTATGTGGTTTCGCCCTGTGTGGCACCCCTTACTTCTTTCCCTTTTTGTTTTCATAAAAATCTCGTTCCTCACCCCTTCCGGGTCGTCCGCCCTTTCTGCTGTTTCTTCCCTCATTCCGGCCAGATGCAGTCCGCCAGTGGATCCTCTCTGGCCTTGCCGACCAGGACACCGGCGTCAACATCCGCAATGTCGATGCCGGTGATAAAGATATCCTCCACCTTGGCGCAGTGCAGGCCGATCGCGGCGCCGAACCCCACGATAAAAGCGTCCTTGATCCGCTTCGAGATCACGGCCGTCCGGTACCCCTCCACGGTATAATCGAGGATATCGTCGGCCTTGCATTTCCTGCGGATCAGGTAACTCACGACCCAGACGTGGAGGCCCTCTGCCTCGTTCATTTTCGCGGCCATGATGAGGGCTTCGTCCTCTGCGGCCAGTGTGGCCGCGACCTCCCTGTTGCCGCTGTGGTCCGGCTCCTCGTAATTCAAGGACCTGAACACCTGATACATCTCTTTGCCGCCGATGACATTCGTCGACGTTCTCCATATTCCTTTCATCCCGCCCCTCCTTATTCCGTTGTCGGGAGGCCGACGGTATCGTCTCCCTCAAACTCCGCAAACCAGCAGAGCACCGGGTTCCCGCCGTTCGTGGGATGCACCCACCGGGCGACCTCGCGGCCCGTTGCATGGCATCCACCCTGGTCAAAAGGCATGCCGCATGTTTCCAGATCAATTTCCCTAATTCTCGTCATATTGCACCTCCGTTATGCGTATCCAGTTTTCCCACGCCCTGACGGCATGGAGACCTTCTATTTTCCCGAGTTCCTCTAAAACCCGCCTGACCTCCTCATTGTCGTTACATTTGATAAATTGGCCTTTGCGGTATTTTTCATTCATGCAATCATTCATTGAATCCAGTACTCCTGCGGGACTTCCCACAGCATTCGGTCAAGGGCATCGTCCTCTTTCCCGTAGCAAAACCTAAATCCATGAGTCGCCGTGTTTGCCTTTTCATACTGCTCCTCGATGGCCCGGAACAGTTGCATCAGCTTCACGTTTTCGCCTTTGATCACGTCAAAAGCGGTCTTTAGGCAGTCGTATCTGTATTTGAGCGCCACGAACTGTGTGATCACTCTCAGTGTCTGCCCGCACGCTTCGAGCAGTTCTTTCTTTGTCAGCCGGCAGACGCGCTTTTCTGATTCCTCTTCCGCCCAGTCGTATCTCCCTGGTTCGATTCCGAAATAATCTCCTTCGTACGAATCGTACCCGAGGTATCCATCACCTCTGTAACGCATAGCCGGCACAAGATCGTCAAAGCATTCCGGGATCCATTGATCCTGCAGGTCATATTGCATTTGGGTCAATTCCGCTTCGAGATCCGAGAATGCCATCTTGAACTCATAGGCTTCATCTTCGTCCCCGTCCATATTGGCGAGGAGCGTTTCCTCGCCTGTACTGTCGATCCACCACTGGATGTCGTAACAGGTCTCCTGCATTTCTTCTATATCCTGCTGGATCTGCCACAGGTTCAGGTTTGCCGCGATCGGCTTTTTGTATCGGAGAGCTTTTGCCCTCTCCGCTCTTTTGTTCCCGTTCTCAGTCACTTTTCCTCACCTCTCCCCGCCGCGAATGCGACGGGGCTTCTGTAAGATTCACTTGGAGGAGTATAATGGTTTTCTGCTGTTAAATATGTGTTTCTGTTACTATAATACGTGTTGTTCTTACCTTTGTCAATATGTTTTTGTGTTATTGTTACCTTTTTTATTGACCGTTCCGAAAATATGGAATATAATTTATGTAGGAGGTATGGATATGAGTGAAAGATTAAAAGAGCTGAGAAAAATGCTCGGACTTACACAACAAGAATTTGCTGATCGTCTTGGCATAAAAAGAAACGCAGTTACGAATTACGAGGTCGGGAGGAACGCTCCTGCCGACATGGTTGTCTCGTTGATTTGTAGAGAATTCAACGTCTCGGAAGAATGGCTCCGCACCGGGAAAGGCGAGCCGTTCATAAAAAAATCCCGTGATCAGGAGATCCGGGAATACGTGGACAGGATCCAGGGCGTGAACGAGACCTTCAAAACCCAGTTTGCGGCCGCTCTGTCAGCCCTGGAGGAAGAGGACTGGCAGATCCTTCTCGATGTGATTAACGATATAAAAAGAAAGAGCATGGCAGAAAAGCAACGCGGGAGCGCTGAACCATTGCCCGCTGCCGTTACAGACCTTACGCCGGAAGAACAAGAAATGATCCGGCAACTTCGGGAGAAGAAGAAACAGGCGGGCGAGTCCGGAGCTTCACAAAGCGATATCTCGAGCGCAGTGTAAAAAAGCCTTAATTGCGCCGGCGCAAACAGCCGGCTCTCCTGCGGCTCTCCTGAGATAAGTGAAAATGGAGTTTTCCTATAGAAAGGTGTAGTTGCAACGTTTTCAACGTGTTGGAATTGTTGACTAAGTTGTTGACTAAGTTGTGCCAAGCTTTGACTAAGTTGTGTGTTTAGTTGTCTTATCGTGTGATTTTGCGTGCGTTTTCGCACGAACCGCAAACGAAAAACCGGACGGGAGGCGGCCATGTTTTTCTTCTATACACCTGATTATGTAGATAACGGTGAATCCACTTTCGAAAGCATTAAACACGTTAATGAGAATGGCCAGGAGTTCTGGTATGCCAGGGAGCTGCAGAAGGCGCTCGGGTATTCTCAATGGAGACGCTTTTCGGAAGTAATAGCCCGGGCTAAAACAGCATGCAAAAAGAGCGGAAATGACCCGGCTGACCATTTTGCCGACGTTGGCAAAATGGTGAACACAGGTTCGTATGGTGAAAAAGAGATTGAAGACATAGAGCTTTCCCGTTATGCCTGCTACCTGATCGTCATGAACGGCGATCCCCGGAAAGAGATTATCGCGCAGGGACAGACTTATTTTGCAGTCAAAACCAGACAGCAGGAACTGATCGAAAACTACGATTCTCTTTCCGAAGACCAAAAACGTCTTTCCATCCGTAAGCAGATGACTGAATATAACAAATCTCTTTCTGACGCGGCACGACAGGCAGGTGTTTCAGAATCGCGCGATTTCGCCATTTTCCACGATATGGGATACAGGGGCCTATATGATGGACTTGGTGTAAAAGAGATCCACGCCCGCAAAAGGCTTAAGAAAAGTCAGAAGATACTCGATTACATGGGCGGCGCCGAGCTTGCGGCCAATCTTTTTCGCGTAACCCAAACAGAAGAGAAGCTCCGGAGGGAGCATATCCAAGGGAAAGAAGCCGCAAATCAGACGCATTTCGAAGTAGGCGCCAAGGTCCGCCAGACAATCAAAGAGCTCGGTGGTACAATGCCTGAAGATCTTCCGACTCCCGATAAAAGCATTAAGCAGATCGAAAGAGAACAGAAAAGGTTAGAAGATAAATAAACCGCCCGGCCTGCTGCAACAGGTCGAGCGGAAATATAGATACCAGCCCTTTAGGAGCCGGATCCGGGCAAGATCATTATACTCCTTCAGGGCTTTAATTTTCTACGCTTTGAAGGAGGTTTTTTATGGCCAAAGCTAAGAAACTGCCATCCGGCTCCTGGAGGTGCCAGATTTTCGTCGGCTACGAGATCGTGGACGGAAAGAAAAAGGCGATCCGAAAATCCTTTACGTGCTCGGATCCGTCCCGGAAGGGAAAGAAGGAGTGTGAGCGCATGGCCGCCGAATGGGCGCTGGATCACGAGGACAAAGGCGACAACATCACCGTCTACGATGCGGTCCGCAAGTACATCGACACAAAGGAAAAAGCGCTCTCCCCGTCGACCGTGCGCGGGTATGAAAATTATCTAAAGAAACGCATCGCTCCGATCCGCTACGAGATGCTCCCGGAGCTCACGCAGACAAAGGTGCAAATGTGGGTCAACGAAATGTCAGCTGACTGCTCTGAAAAGTATATCAAAAACGTCCTCGGGCTTTTTGACAGTGCCGTTACTTACTGCGGCGGGCGGACATTTGATGTGGTGATCCCTTCCAGTGCGAAGCCTCAGCTGCACACGCCCTGCGATGCCGAGGTGCAGCTGCTTATCGATCACATCCGGAAGCGTCCGGAGCTTCTGGCCGCTGTGCTGCTTGCCGCTTTTGGATCCATGCGGCGCGGGGAGATCTGCGCGCTCACAGCTTCCGACTTTTCCGGCAACCGCGTGCACATCTCCAAATCCATGGTGAGGGATAAGGACGATTTCTGGGTGATCAAGCCCGTCCCGAAGACGGACGAGAGCAACCGGACCATTATCCTCCCGGATTTTGTCCTGGAGCAGATCTCGATCCCGGCCAGAGGGCGCGTCGTAAAGCTCCGCCCCGAACAGATCACCAGCCGCTTTTATCGCGCGGTCCGGTCCTGCGGGTGTGAGACTCCTTTCCGCTTCCACGACCTCAGGCACTACTACGTCTCGATCGCCCATGCTCTGGGCGTGCCCGACGCTTACATCATGCAGATGGGCGGCTGGAAAACGGATAACGTCATGAAGCGTGTCTACCGCGACACGCTTCCGGACGTCATGAGAGCCGAGCAGGACAAGATGAGCAGCCACTTCGCCGGCGTCTTCGGTGCCTGAGCGCCGCGTGTGCAATTTCGTGTGCAGTAGTTGTGAAAAATATTTCTTAAATCGGAAATATTTTTCCTGATTCCGGAAATATATTTCCTGCTAAAACCCGCGTAAACACTGGGTTTTAGCTATATCTCAGTATTTACGCGGGTTTCTATTTTCCTGCCGGCGGTGGGACTCGAACCCAAGCAAAAACGTGATAAGCACGCCTCATATATGCATTTTATGTGCAGTTTTGCGTGATATATCACATTGCACAAATATACACGTGTATATTTGTGCAATATTCGAAATGAAGCCCGAAGACATGAATCTGCTGAACCGGATTTCCGAGCACACCGGCGAGAGCAGAACAGCCCTGATCAAGCGGCTGATAAGAGAAGAGGCCGAAAGGCTTAACCTTTAAAAAAATGGGAACTGTTTCGTTTTTCCGAACAGTTCCCATTTTTGCATAGTCTCCGGGCCCGGGAGGCTCTACGCTCACTTATACAGCGCCTGTCTGGCTTTTACATTCGCCGCATGCCTGATCTGCTTCCGGTGGATGTAGTTGTAGACTGCAAGCATGTCCGCAGGCGGCTCTCCGTGATCGTGTTTGTATTCCTCGATCATTGCTGTGACCATCTCGTGGAGCGTGCTCACGTGCTGCATCTCTTCACCGGAGAGCTTATAAAGCAGGTCCGCCAGTTTCGGGTATTTTTCTCTAACCTCGAGGGCGCGTGTGATATAATGTTCCGCACCCTCCGTTTCCTCCACGATCATCTCGGCGAGCTCCTGAATGATTCGCATGATTTATTCCTCCGTTACACGCATGGAGACGTTTTGCGCAGTTCCTGCTCCTTCAACCAGGACGAGCGTCAAGCTGTCTGCACCTGCGCAGCAGCACCCTCTCCGGATGGTGGAAACGATCGCCAGGTTTACAGGGTCACCTGCGGCCGCCGCGGTTCCGTATGCGATCGCACCGGGTATTTGTACCCCGTTGTCGTATAATGCCACTGTGGCCGCTCCTGCGGCCGTAGGCGCGATGGAAACAGAGGCTGTGATGGAGAAATATCCTGTCCCCGTTGCCTCGATGCCGTTCCCGGAGAGGCGCAGGTCTTTGCCGTACCTGCGCTGTACAGTTCCGAGTGCAAAAATCCCGTTTTCGGCAATAGCCTGTTCGGACTGATTAACTGTTTGTATGAGTGATCTGCTCATTGCTGTCTGCTCCTCTCAAAATAAAACGGAGGGGTCCTCCCCCTCCGCGGTTATTCCTCGCCGAAAGGGCGTTTATGTCAGATGTTCTGGCCGCATCCGCCGAAAATAGGCGGGAAAGGTCCCGCGCCGTAACTCCACCCCTGGGGGAACCGGAGCATACCGGCCGTGGCGTTCTGCAGCTGCAGGGCGTTGATCTGGTTCTGCATATCCGCGATACGGTTGCCACTGATCGCGTCAAGGATCCTCTGGGTGTTTTCCGCTGCCTTCTCGTTGATCGATGCGGTATTCAGAGCCGCCTCGTAACGGTTCTGCCCGATCGCGTTTGTGATGACGCCCGTATTGATCGCGCCGTTATAATTGGCCGCATCAATAGCTCTGAGCGTATTGCAGCAGCACTCCTGCTGCTTCCCTCCCAGCGCGGTCAGCGCACTCTCGACTACTCCAAACTCGCGGATCACGCTTGCATTGCCGTCCTTGATCGCATTGATGGCGTTCTGCGCGTTCTGTGTGGACGCGGCGATGGTCTGTGCCGTTCCGCCTGTGACCGCTCCCAGAATGTCGCGCGTCTGTGCCTGCAGGTTCTGATTGTCGAACCCCCTGTTCACGTCTGCCTGGATGGCGTTGCTGTTGCCGTTTCCTCCTCCGAAGCCAAAGCCTCCGAAGCCTCCGCCCATCAGGGCGATGATGGCAAACAGCCAGATCATCTCGTTCCAGCCGCCGTTGATTCCATTCCCGGTAAGCGCGGAAATATCCGCAGGACTAAGCCCGTTGTCCATAGAAACCTCCTGTATCTTTTGCAGGTGAGCGGCCGTCCTCTCGGCGGACGGCCGGTTTGCTATAATGTTGCTATAAACTTGCTATATAACCCGCTATGGCCACTTGCGGTTTATATCTGTCGGGTGAATATTGTTTTTAATTCAATTTTTTGCGTATTTTTGATTTAACGGAGTCCCCGGAGGATGCTTTCCGGATCCACGCCTTTTTCCCTTGCCAGCCTGTAAAACGCCGACCGTGCGTCCCCGCCGTTCTCCCGGACATAATCCATCGCCCGTCTGATCTGCGCGCCTATCCCCATCCTGCCGTTAATGTTTGTTTCCGTTTTTGCAGGTACTGAGCCCGCCTGATTAAGCTGTTGGAGCATCGGGTTTCCCATTTGTCTGTTTCACCTCCATTATTTGCCGGATACTCGCTTCCACTGCCGCAAGTCTCTGTTCCAGCCCGGATAAGTCAACCGGCGGCAAATCCTTGTGCTCGGTTATGTCGTATGGTGTTGCCGTCACTCTTCCGACCCCGTCTGAAATACACAGCCAGACGATCGGCGCTGTGGTGTCCATCACCAGCTTGCTCGAATTCGGCGCGAGCTGGATCTGCTCGACACTCGCTTTTCCGTTTACTTGGGTTACCTGTTCCTGCTGGAGCTGCGGCTGTTGGGCAGTCTGCTGGAAAGCAGCCTGATAGGGTGTCTGGTATCCCGGATATGGATTGTAATACATTTGTTGTTTCCTCCTGCTGTCACCCCATAATAAAGTAAAACCCGTCCTACTGCGATAAAGCCGTAGTACGGGTTTTGTCCACTTTTCGGTTATGTGATGTGCTGCGAAAGGCGGTGCCTCGCTTTATAAACTATGTTTTTCACCTGAGTTACAGAAAGCCCAAACTCTTCCGCAAGTGGTTCAAACCGCACCCCATCGATCAGTCTCCGGTACAGGATCCTGCGGTTTCTGTCGTTGAGTATCCAGTCATCAATGAGCATTTCCAGCTCATGCCGAGATAAATCATTTAAACTTCTCACCTGCCGTCTCCGTGGGTATATTATTTTTTGAAAATGGCGCCGTGCTTTTCCTCGTAATATTTCAACTCGGGCATGATCGCTGAAATATTCGCGCTGCCAAGTCTCGTCACCTCCTGCTGGACGGCATCGTAGCGGGATCCCAGTGCCGTCCTTCTGTCAGATCCTCCGCCGTGTCTGTCGGCCCACACTTCAAGGGCGAGGTCTGTATCTGTCTTCTCCGGAAACAAAACCTCTGCAGGTTTCTTCTTTCCCGCCGCATAAGCTTTCCACTGCTCGGCCGTAATGTACGCAATATCGATGTCGAGTTTGTGCGTCTGGCTCTGCCGGTATCCGCTGATGGATCCGGACGGGCTGTACTGGTGGATTGGAATATTACGCCCCCACGCTCCCAGTTTCGCGCCGTCCGTCCATGGCGCTGTCTGGTAGTCTGTCAGCCTGGTGCTGCCGTATTGTGCCAGCCAGAGCGGGCAATTTGCCGCGACCGGCGACCAGTCCCGGCGCCTGGTGACGCCTGCAGACATGTAAATAAACGGCCAGACGCCCGTCCTCTCGTGGATCCGCGCTGCGAACTTCCGGCACCACTCTACTTCTCCTTTAGTGTTGAAAACCGGGTTCTCGCCTCCGGGGACATTGTGTTCCCAGTCGAGCGCCAGGATGCACTCGCCCGCCCTTGTGCTGACAACAGACAAGTAAAAGTCCGCCTCGTGTGCCGGATTCCCGCCGGATGCATAGTGATATGCTCCGAGGAGTTTCCCGGCGGATTTGGCCTGCTGGTAATGCTTTGTAAAGCACGGATTTATGTAAGTCGTCCCCTGTGTGGCCTTAACGATCACAAAGTCTGCCTTTATCTTTGTGCAATCCATCGCAGCCTGGTGGCTTGCGATATCTACTCCCTGCATGCTCATGCGTGCCTCCTCAGATTGTATAAATGTCGTGTTTTCCGCTTTTGCTGGTGGTCACAACGGCTTTTTTGCCCTGAATGTCGATATAAACACTGCCGTCATCCGCAACCGCATAGCAGTGAGCACCAACAGATTCAGCCCTCTTTTTGGACCTGTCGCGTCCGGAGTGCCACTTCGCGCGGTTGTAGTTGCTCACACAGATCTCCGGGCGGATCGCCCGGAAAAGCGTATCGTTATTCGCGTTGGCATCCGTGTGCCAGTGGAACTCCGCGCCATTGCATTTGATGTTTTTCCCCGACTTTTTCATGTCGGCAACAAAAAGGTTGTTGCCGGGGTTGCGGAGGTCTCCGGCAGTGTGCCAGACGAAATTCCCGCAGGTGATAATGCAGACGGGAGACTGGTCGTTGACAAAATGGTGGTCGTCGTGCTCTTTAAGGTCTTTGGCTTTGCACTGATAGAGGCAGTCAAACCGGATCCCGCCGGTGATAAAGCTGTCTCCGGGTTTGTACCAGCGGTGGTTCGCGACCGCTTTTGCCTGCCTCCGCAGCTTATTGCCATAGCCTTTCTGGTATTTGTCAAGCTCCGTCGCGTCCGGAAGGTACAGCCATTTTACCGGGAATGCTTTTGCGATCTTGCCGAGACCGCCGTAGTGGTCGCCGTGGGCGTGCGAGATGATAAGCGCGTCGATCTGTTTCACACCCTGGGCCCTGAGGTCCTCGATCACTGTTCCTGCGGTCGAAGAGTGCGCTGTGTCGATCAGGACGCATTTCTCGATCGTTTTCCCGTCCGCAGCATACTGATAAACCGCAGTGCAGGCGCCGTAATAATTCGGATCTTTCCTGAAAAAGTGCTCTACATGGATCCGGTATTTTGTTTCCGATGCCGGTTCGGACCCCGGAGCCGCCCCGAGGATCTGGTTTACTTTATCCTGCACGGTCTTTGGAGTGTAGCCGCAGAATCTGAGGAGCAGTTCCCGGATTTTCCCCTTGCCGAACTGGTCGTTGATCACCAGTTTGGCGGCATGCTCAACAGTTTTTCCGCGCATGTCATAAATGGCATTGATACGCTTCTGCACCTTGTCCGCCCATCTTTTTCCGATCTTTTTGCTCCGCTGCGGGTCCTTGCCGTAGTGATCGGCAATGCAGGCAATGGCAATGATCTTATCCTCTGCCCCGTTGGAGATCGCGTCTGTCACCACAGACTGTATTTTGGCCGCGTTCTCCGCCCCGTAAACGCTCAGTAAGTGCTTTCTGGTGTCGTTGATGCCATAGACTCCAATAAGCACGTCTGAGGCGGCTATGGCGGCCTGGAGGTCGTCCATTGCGTCCATCGCCTTATATGTCGGGCGGATGTATCCGAGGATGTCGCTGCTGTGCGAGGAACGTTTCCTGCGGTAGCAGCCTCCGTTGTAGTTTCCGGAAATGTCGAGGTCGTCCCCGATCGCGAGCTCTGTGTGGTTGCTTACTCCGTTGCGTCCGAAAATGATAACATCCCCCGGCAGGATGCCGGATTTGCCGCTGTGCCACAAGCCTTTTTCTTTGGCCTGTTTGAGCAGTGGCTTGTTGTTGTTGGCAAACCCACCGACGCACTCAATAGCATCGAGGCTGTAAAACATCGCCATTACCGTTTCTGTGCATCCGGCGTTATCACCGGATGAATGCCCGTGCTTTTTCAGAATTTTATCAACGTATTTGTTGATTCCAGGCATTCCGTCAAAATGGTTTGCCGCTTCGAGTAATTCAAAAACTGTGCATTTACTCATCTAATCACCTTCCAGATTTTTGTGTTTTGAGATGTAAACATCCCATCCATGTGCGGCATAGTAAGCTTTTACGTATGCGATTTCCGAAGCCTTTTTACAGTACTCAATTCCGCGAATTTTGCCGGAAACTGCCTTTTGCATGTCCTTCATGTAGGTTTTCCGGTATGCAGTCTCGGACTTAGACTGCTTTTTAAAATCCTCGTAAAACAGTCCTTCCTGGTTGATCGTTGCGATGACTCCCGGGAATTCTTTCGCGAATCTGCGGACGAACACATCCCCGCCGTTGGGCATGACGATGAGACCAACGTCAAATACCAGATTTACAATGTCACTGGCAAGTGCTTTGTAGACGGCTTCTTTTGATGGCGGTTTCCGCATTGCGTTTTTCCCAAAGCCATGACCGCACATGTAAAAAATGTCTGTGTTGTCGAGATAGACGCCGATCGCTCCGGCCGCTTTGATGGTTTTTGCGAGTTCATACAGATGGCTGCCCCACTCCGGAGCGGTCACGTCCACCCAGTATTCGCCATCCCATCCATCATATTTTGCGATTCTGAGGTGCTTCAGGGCATTGTAGCAGTTTCGCTGTTTCTCCAGGGCTCCGGCATTGAGATAGCCATATACCCACACGCCGCGGGCGCAGGCAGCTCTTATGTAATCCGTCTTGATGCCGTCTGTGTCAATTACTACGAGATCTCGTGGTCTGGCTTTTTTGAGTGTGCCGGGCACTTTGTCCTGTTCCAGGCAAACGATATAGGCCATTATGTACCTCCTTGCTCCGGATCTTTTTTCATTGTCGCGGTGCGGTTATGCTGTGACCAGGCTTAAAGCCCCGTGTTTCACTTGTTTTCTGCCGTCCCTTCCGTCTCCTGCCCAGGCTCCTGGATTAAAACGTACGTCCCTGCGATGCTGAGCTCCTGCACGGCCGCTTCGATCAGTGCGTCGATATCGTCCTCAGTAAGTGCCATCCGGTACCGTTTGTTCGCCCTGCGGATAATCTCCCGCGCGTAATTTCTGCGCTTTATGCCGTAAGGATCCGTCTTGGCGTAATCCCGGTATACCTGCTCCGCCCCGCGGACCGCCTTAACAGCCCAGTCCTTCACGCGGTTTTCCCTGGCGTCCTCAGACTTCTGGGCGAGCCAGTCCAGGACCGCCGGTGCCAGGTATGCCGTGATAAGAAGTGTAATGATCTGCACGCCCAGTTTCATGAGCTCTACTTTCATGGTTTAAGTCTCCTTTCGTTTTATCGGCTTTGCCTACAACCTACTCGCTGACCTTTGTGTCGTCCTTGTCATGTGCCTTCCGGTTTAGGTAATTCCTGATCGTAGTTTCCGCAGATTTCGTGCATCCGTTTGCCCCAATTTCCTGCAGGCCGCCCAGAACTCCGAGCATCGCCTCCATCAGGATCTGTCTCTCTTCAAGTGAGTCCTCCGCGATCCCTGTTATGGTTTTTTTCCAGCGTTCCATCGTGTTCAGCCTCGTGAAATCTCTTTCGAGCTTTTCCTTTATCTGCCGGACGTCGTCCTCTATGGCCGAGAGGCGTGCGTTGACGGTCTTGTCCGCTGCTGCGTCCCTCTCTTTTTCTACGGCCCTGCCGGTCATGCGGCGCTGGAAGTCAGGCCATTCTTTGTAAACAAAATATCCAACCAGGAAAGCGATCAGGATCCAGGCGGCAACCTGGCCGCCTGTGACCAGTTCCATCAGTTCGTGTTCCAATGGTATTTCCTCCCGCTTCTTTATGTCTCCTCCTGTTCCCACCCGTCCGGGTATGCCGCAGGCGACCAGACGTTATTATCGATCCTGCTCTTGTAAACGGGATCATTGATCGTCGGGTAGTGCACCCTGTCTCCCGTCATATAAGGATTGGTGCTGTCCGGCTGTTCCCAGACGCCAACCTCAGTGCCGTCCTGGCCCGGAAGGATCTGCGCGAACAACGACGGAGCCGCTTCCGGCGTCCATGACGCCTGTGATGTGTGCGGCTGGAGCACTTTATAGAGCGTCCCCTCATGCCGCACGCGGTCTCCTATAGCATAGCTGCAGCTTTCCGGATTCCATTCCGGGAATAATTCCGGGACATCCACGGCCGTACTGTCGTCGAGGGACTGAGCCATGGTCTCGATCTGTGCCCGAAGGATCCTCGCTCTCGTGATTTTTTCTGTATCCATCCCCGATCACTCCTCCTCTTCCCCGAGCAGGATCCTGCCCGCCTGTGCGTACTCTCCGCCGTCGAGGTCGTACGTCCCGCCGGACGTATAGATATGCTCGGTGATTGATCCGTCGAGGTTTGCGACCGTCTGTGTTCCCGCGATCCGCATCCCGGTGATGCTTGCAATCGTTTCCCCGTCCGTTTCAACAGTCACGGCGTCCAGTGCCCCGTCCGCCATCAATGCGTTTTCCACCAGGCGGCATTCTTCAATCGTGTTTCTGACAAACACGATGTGCTCATGTCCAAATTCCGAAATCGGGAATGTCGACCCTGTCGCCAGGTTAACCCTCATACTCATGGCATCCTCCCTTCCGCCCGCATTTCCGAGTGCAGGCTGATTATCGTTTTCAATCTCTTTTCTGTTATCCGTGCGATGTATTTTTCGTAGATATTCCTGCCGTTGCAGTGTTTGAGCTGGCCCGCGCGTGACAGCAGCCCCGCCGCCGTGTGGAACGGGATCTTTCTCCCGGTGTTTATAAACTTCCACACCGCGCGTACGTTGCGGCGGAGCTTCTTAAAATTGCGCCGGCGCAAAATGGTTTTGTGGTGAAAAAAGCGATAACCCACAAAATCTATGCCTCTTGAATCCACCGGGAAGATCTGCCAGTTGGCTTTGAGCTTCAGGCCCAGCATTGTTTCGAGATACCTCTCGATCTGTTCCCGTGCTTTGTGGAGCTTTTTCTTGTTTGGCCCCAGGATAACCATGTCGTCCATATTGCGGACGTAATATTCCACGCCGTCGAGCGCGCAGATAAAATGGTCGAGCGGTTCCAGGAAGAAATTCGCGAGCCACTGGTTGATGTAGAAGCCGATTGAGAGTCCCGGATCCGGATCAGAATTGATGATCGACTCCACAAGCTGCAGGAACCTCTCGTCCTTGATCTTGCGCCTGAGTGCTCGCATGATTCTCCGGCGGCAGATCGTCGGGTAGTAGTGGTGGATATCGAATTTTCCGCAATGCTTTGTCCTCTTCGTGTCGCTCTTGAGCGCCCTCTTTACATAGTCTGCCGCCCGTTTGTTGCCCCTTCCCGGGATGCTGGCGCATGACCAGTGGTACATCCCGCGCATGAGTACAGGCTTCATTGCGTGGACCACAAGCTGCTGGATGATGCCGTCCGGATAATACGGGACAACTTTTATGTCACGTTCTTTCTGGCAGGATTTGTCGAAGATGTGGATCTTCCGCGGAACCGTCGGGACATAGAGGTCATTTTTTAGGAGGAACAGGATTTTTTCTGCATATCCATCCACGTCCGAAAGGACTTCCTTTACGTCCCGGCGGTGCCGTTTTCCTTTGCTTCCGGTTACGATGATCGTTCTGATCAGTTCCAGGTCGAGCATCCGCTCGTAGAGGCGGCCGGCTCTTTTCGGCATTGATCCTCCTTTTCGCCTCAGAGCTTTTCGAGACCCCTACTAAGCTCTGCCTTGACGGCGATATTTTTGGCAAGCGCCATGGAACTATCCGCGCAATTGGTTATTTTCCATAATTCGAAAAGGTTGCGGGAGCCGAGGTTGGCGTTGGTGTTCGACGCAGCGTTGTTCGCGTTGAAGTAGAACAGGCCATAGTTCGCGTTCGCGTTGTAGTTGCCACCGACGTTCGCGGGGTAGGCCGAAGTGTTCGAGTTGACCTGGTCGCAGAGCCTCAGCTACAGGGCGCGGATAGTCCCGGATTTACAGTTGCATTGGTTTATGTTTCCGGTTTTTCTCCCGGTTTCGCGCTCCTCTTTACGTCCGGGGGAATGCTCCCCCGGTCCCCCTTTTAAGGTTTGTAAAGGAGGCGGGAGCCGAGGCTGGCGCTGGCGTACGACGCAGCGTTGAACGCGTAGAAGTAGAACAGGCCACAGCCCGCGTACGCGTTGAAGCTGCCACCGACGCCCGCGGGGCAGGCCGAAGAGTTCGAGCTGACCTGGTCGCAGACGTAAGTCGTATAATTCGAATTGCTTGTGCTTGCATCCGGAATGAATGCCCACGGCGCATATTCGCTGTATCCAAATCCTGAAATATCGTTTGATGCCGGCAGTTTGAATCC